ACACGTCCCTCTTTTTGCGCACTTTTCCTAAACACGTCCCTCTTTTTGCGCACTTTTCCTAAACACGTCCCTCTTTTTGCGCACTTTTCCTAAACACGTCCCTCTTTTTGCGCACTTTTTCCTAAAAAGTGCTTTACATTTGCGGCTGAAATGGTAACGATCTCGTACCCGCACTCGACATATTCAACGGTTTCTCTAACGGCACCGGCAAGTGGCTAATATCATTCAAGTAATACTGGTAATGATCAATTTCAGAAGAAATACGGGGTGCGGCCCAGTCAACCACTAACTTATTGAGTTCTTGAATCTGTCCCTCAATATTGTACGGACTGTTCTTTGCATACTGTAAATACATAGCGCGCATGATCATTTTTAGCTCATCTACATCTTGTTCGTCAATCATATATTGTTTCGGTCCAGACATACGGTAGACTTCTTTTTTGATCGCCACTTGGATCGCGGTCGCATTTGTACGGGTAAAAAAAGTATCTGAAAGTGGCGTATGGTCCCAATTTCCCCGGAGCATATCATTTGCAAAATTAACTTCCGTTTGTTTGGGATAACTGAATCCCGCGGAATCCGGTACGGAGGTACCGGTGGCCGAAGGTGTGGCAGCGAGGTTCACGCGTCCATTTTGGCCTCCGAGACCATAGCGGGTATACGGGAGTTCAAATTCAGGGAGGCGAGCACCGGCAGACATTCTATCAACCCCTCCGTGTTTTTTTTCTAAGTCCTGAATATAAAATGTCGTCCGTTACTCGTTTTACTCGCCAGATCGCACAAGGCAATACCTACTATCTTGCCACCGGTATCTTAACCGGCTCATTCACATATGTATATGAGCTCGTACCTGGTGCTGCCAACGTCGTTGGCAACTACCCCTCGGCTTCCGCTGGCAGCTATATGCAGAATGCCTCGGCTGCTCTCCAGGCCGCATTGAATCAGTTGCTGAACGTCAACGCCGCGGCGACCCTCCTCCTCCGCGACATGGGCAAGACCATTCAGGCCCCTGTTGGCAACACGACTGGCCCAACCGCCTTCTTCCGCATGGTGCAGGTGATTAACCCTGGCGCCATTTCCTATACCCAGGGTGTGATCGGTGGTGCTAGCGGAACGACCTTTGGTGTTCTCGGTGCGGTTTCCACACCGGATGCCTACACCAACTACCTGACCTTCTACATTCCAGTTGCGGTCGCGGGGGTTTCGGGACTCACCGTTACACCGGCTGCCATTCCTCTCCAGATTGCGTCTGGCTCTATGTAAATTGGTTTTTTTGTATTTCTTTATCATACTTCTATTGTCATTTATCGGATGGTAATACAATTATGTTGCTCTAAAATGTAAGTATAAGATAGTAGAATGCGCGTGAATGTTAATTTTAACTTTTATATGATTACGTTCATCATCGCGGCGGTGCTGGTGATTACCTGGGGAACCTATCATTTTTACGCTATGAATCAAGGATCAACGGCCCTTCTCTTTTTTATTGGCTCATTAACGCTCTTTATTATCTATGGAATCCGGTGGTTTGGTCCCACTCCTCTTTTTACTCCTACTTCCGGTCCCTGGCCGCCTGTCATGAATACCTGTCCTGATTACTTAACCTACTATCAACGTACTGTCGGAGGTGTACAGAAAGATACCTGCATTGATCTGATCGGTGTTTCTAAAGACAATAGTCTATTGTCAACCTTTCCAAAAACGGGAAGTCCACCCGACTCCGACAGCTACTATCTCGACATTTCAGGCACAAGTTCTGATCCCAATACCAAATCCACTCAGCTCTGTAATATAGCCATGAATCAAAAAGTAACATGGGAAGGTATGACAAATGGAGAAAGCTGCATTGGTCCATCGGGTGTACCTGGATCATCTGGCTCTGGATCTGGATCTGGATCCGGATCCAGCTGCTAGTGTGCGTTTAAACAGCCTAAAAAGGTTCTACGATCAGAGTGTGGGGACAACCCGCGCGCACGCATTTATAGTTTAGTGGTAAAATCACTCCCTTCCAAGGAGTGGTCACGGGTTCGATTCCCGTTAAATGCATACGCATTCATAGTTTAGTGGTAAAATCACTCCCTTCCAAGGAGTGGTCACGGGTTCGATTCCCGTTGAATGCAATTTGACATGTTGTATCATGCCAAATTGCATACAATTAAAATACACTACTGAAATAGCATGTGGACCAAAAAAGATAGATTATTATTGAATCTGATCAACGAATTTGGAAAGCAATCTGTTCGTAAACAAGCAATCGCAACCGCCAAGGCATATGCCAACGCTGATCCCAAACCAGCGATCAATGAATTCGGTACCTACGATCCTGCAACCCATATCTTTCGATGGCAAAATGATATGAATCACACAATGCTCGATATGGTTCGCAATCATTACATATCCATATTTGGTTCCGATGAAACCCTTAATAAATTATTTCGTCACACTGTCTATCTCAATACACGTGATCAATTTGTTATTCCGTATCTTATGGATATACTAAATGCAGCCTTTCACGTCATTCGATTTCGACATGGAACCATTATTGTATATGGTCTTATTAAACTCGATGTACCGAATATGATTGATTTCGAACGATTCGAACATGCCCTTCTTGCATATCGTATGTTTTCTAAACGTTCACTGAGGCGAACCAAAAAACGGAGAATGTAAAGGATTTATGGAATAAGATAAGCTAGTATGGTTCGCACCAGTTTACCACAAGAAGAGACAGCATGTCTTCACCCCGAAACGGAAGAGGCTATGTTAAAATGGCTCAAAACACGTTCTCACCCTGCCTTTCTTCTCATCGGTCCTCCTGGTGTTGGAAAAACAACAATGGTTTATCGTGTCTGCAAACAGGGTAAATTCTGGGTACAAGAATTCAATGCAAGTCATACTAGAACCGGTTCGTCCTTTCGTCAAACCATTCTTCCTCTTCTGATTGAAACCGGAGTCAGTAAATGGATTCACCCCTCTACACCAAATGGACGCGTTGTTCTATTGGACGAAATGGACGGCCTATCTCAAGGCGAAAAAGGGGGTCTCCAAGAACTACTCGATTATTTAAAATCCAAACGTGCCTTCGTAGAGGATTGCCCATTGGTTCTCATCTGTAACGTATTAGAAGGTCGTATTATGCAACAACTCTTGAAGTATTGTTGCGTTCATTATGTGAACATGCCAAAAAAAGAGAAACTGGTTGAATTCTTTAGGAAAGAAATTCCTGATTCCTTGTATCAGCTCGGCGATATTCGTAAAGTATCCCAGAGTTTAATTTACAATGATAAATCAATTTTACCCACCAAATATAAAGATGACTCGATCGATCTGAACATTCATGTGGCCATTCGTGCTGCATGGTTTACATTATTTGAACATTGGGGCGAGAATGATGAACTGGACCTCGAAACCAAAGATGCGAATTTGGCGGGTCTCTTATTTCATCAAAATCTTCCACTTTTCTTAGAAGATTCCGATAAGAAAACCAACCCTGCACCATTTGAAGCCTATGAAGAACTCTTAGATTATCTGCGCTGGAGTGATCGAGCCGATTTTTGGGCTTTCTTCCATCAATGTTGGAATCTTCTTCCCCTTTCCTATCGTCTAAAACTCAAGTATCCCAATATGTTCCTTCAGAAATATGATCAACCCAAAACGATACCTGAACCATCTGAATTACAATATACGATGGTATTAACCAAGCAATCTGCACTATTTAACGCCTGGAAAGAGATGAATCGTGTTGCAAATGAACATCAGATTCCCTTTCGATGTGTTACCCAATGGGCCACTCATCAAACGGGTAAATTATATGATACGCTCGGTGTTAAACTTGAATCTCCGAATTCAAATGAACTATCTGTAATGGGGTTGTTCGGCCCAGTCGCTGAGAAGAGTGCAGCAGGATCTGCTTCGACTCGTAAGAAGGTAGTTCGTGGTAAAAAATCAAGTGCGTTGTAGACGTTAAACTGAGACCACGAATTGCATCAACATTCGAAAGAAACAATAGGTTTGTTTTTCCTTGTTGAAAGTTTCGCACCGTTTTAATCAGTGAAAATAGATTATTCTCTATTCTTTCTGATTTAATTCCTATACTATTCATTTTTTCAAACAATTCATAATAGATATTAATAAATGGTGAATAAATTAAAAATTTACCATCTTTGTATTTACGGATCAGATCCACGCAGACATCGATCTTATTACTCGATAACATTCGATCTTCCGCAGACAATTGACCCAGACAACAGATATTCGGAATATGTAGCCCCTCTCTGCAAGTCGGGCATCGCATACTGATCAACGTATTTTTTAACAAACATTTTCCACAATAAAGATGATAACAGCATTGTACCATTGTGGGATACTCACATGTCTCTAAACAGATTACACACTCATTATCCTGTACCATTCGTTGGATCAATGCATGTTTAGCGATCGGTTGTTGATCTCGATAGTCCGAGATCGATTTAAATTCGATCCCCAATGCCTGAAATAAATGCGGAACTTGTCTTGTTCGAATATTGGGTTCTCGATTACGTGCTAAATAGAAACTTGTAAGAGAATTCAGGCTCAAATTGGGTTTACATTGTAATACCTCGTGATGTGGCTGCGATAGATTCATACTAGTAGACAGTGCAGATGTAGAATTTCGCACGATCATGTATCCTCGATAAGGGTGGAAAAATGATACATACTCTTTTAAAAATGATGATGATACTAGACTACCCTCATAATGAATTGTTATATCCTCCATTAACCACTGCTCTAGATCCGTGTGAAGTTGTACGCGATCTCGTAAAAAGAATAAATTACTTTTGTTGATATGGGGGGTTTTAAAGATCAATGGAATCCAATTATTAGTGATCATCCACAGAAATTGAAAACGAAGCGGCGGATCGGATGAGTGAAAATAGATCGATGATGCTTCATCGATCATGATCTGATCCCATTGAATATTATGTTCATTTGCATATTCTTGTACAGATTTATAACATTTATTGGTCGTTAATACAATACGATGTTGCAAGATCGCTTTTGCGATCGCATCACCTTTCATCATACGTTTTGTTTCAATGGGTACATACGATAATGACGTATGCTCTTCGATCTCTTTTTTCCACTGACCAAACAAACTATGCGGAACAATGATCAAATGTGCCCAATTGGTATCTGATAGGGAATGTAACTGATGAGAGAAAAAGTAAGTAGAAGAATAATGACATAACTCTGATGTCATTCTAGGTTTAGATGAAGGAAGTGACGCTAAATAAGAAAGAACACTTAATGATTTTCCTGTACCAGGCGGATCTCCTACAATTCCTACTTTACCATTTATTGCTTGATTCTCGATCATAAATCCACGCGACATCTTCTCACGGTGCTGGTGCATTCCTTGAACAAGACTCGATTGATGCGAATATAACTTTGTTTTAATCGTAATTGGCGCCACAAATGATGATTCATGAATCGTATTATGATATACCCGATTTAATGTAACTAATTTATCATATTGAAATTCGTCTGCCATATAACAATTTACCTATTGGTAAGGGAGAAGCTTTAGGTAGAATAGAAGGAACAAATAGAATGCTCTTTTACAAAATCCTCTAACTTATATTTCGTTTCTCGCATCTTTTCTTTTGATTTCTGTGTAGATGACATATGAGTTTCTCGAAGTGCTGTTTTATCAACTGTATTATCGGTATGACAAATGACCAGAATGGTCTTCTTTGGATCCAATTGAATCATTTGATGCTGGTAATTATCTAGAAAGGATTGTTCTTCTGCTCGAGTAACATACTCATTATAAGAATGAATGTCGGAATATCTCTTTCTCCATGCCATGGTTCCATTGGTTGCGTGATTTTGGAAATAAGGACCGATAGCATAGATCTTTTTCGTATCTTTATAATACATGTACATTTCAGATGAACCTGCCAGATCGGCACGTGGATATTTTATAAAGGCATCCACAACGGTTTTGATCCGATCTGGGGGATAATAATCATCATCGTCCATGGCGATAATGATCGACCCATTTGCCTCTTTATTTAATCGATTTCGTTTTGCTCCAATTGTCAGTTTTTCATCTAACGCATAATATCGGATGTTCGGGATCGTTCGAGAGGCCTCTTGAAATAGATCTGCTACTTTATGTCTACCATCATCAAGAATAATCCATTCCGTTTGCTCTTTAGGAAAGGTCTGATTACGATAAATATCGATCAAGGTCGGAATAAACGCGCGTCGATTATAGGTCGGTGTTACAACAGAAACAATAATGTTCATGATGTAGGATCGAATCTGTTCTTTAGACGTTTTTAAACCGGGTGTACATTACGAAGTGGCACCAAGGGTTGGTGGTAATGTAGACGTGTTTTGTTTTTTAGACTCATTCACTGCTGCATTTGTCGAACCAGTCACAGGAAGTAATGTGGAAGCATTTTGGGGTTTCGACTCATTCGCTGCTACATTTGCTGCTACATTCGCTGTTGCATTCGCTGTTGCATTTGCTGATGCATTTGCTGCTGCATTAATCTTTGTATTCGCTGCTGCATTAATCTTTGAATTCGCTGCTGCATTTGCTGTTGCATTAACCTTTGAATTCTCTGTTGTATTCGCTGATGCATTTGTCGAACCAATCGCGGGTGGTAATGTGGACGCATTTTGCTTGTTTGACTCATTCGCCACTGTATTTGCAGAACCAATAACCGACGGTAATGTGGATGCATTTTGCTTGTTTGACTCATTCGTCACTGCATTTGTCGAACCAATCACGGGTGGCAACGATTCCTCCTCTTCCTCCTTAGGTATTTCATGAAGAAAATCCATATCTTCTTTCAGATTCTTAAATTCAGTTACAAAAAAATCTAGATTCTGCACTTTTTCATAATACGAAAAGGATCCTTTTAATGATTCCAAGTAATTATTCATGATAATAGGAAGCTGTTTTGCATCACTCTCGGTTTTAGGATATGTAAATGGATACATAAAAAACTTTCCAATCGAAGTAATCGGCCGATAGGTAGTTAATGGCAACAACGCAAAAATGATCGGCATAATCTGTTTTGATTTACCTTTTGATAGGTTATTCACATAATAACTATATGCCGCTTTACATACGTAAAATCCAGCCAACAAAAAGGAGAAAGGTACAAAAATCAAACAAATCATAAACGTGAACATAAAAAAGACTAGTCGAATAATCGGCGAATACATAATCATTTCATTGGAAACATACATGCTCAAAATGAGTGCCATAAAGGGGAATAAACCATCTGTGGACACCTTCACCATTTGACTTCCAATCTTTTTGATAAATCGTGTCAAGCTGAAACTATCTGGATCTCCATCCGTAGAGGGAGGTTCCTTTTCATTAGATCCATCTGTTGATTTATTTTCTGTGGCCTCTTTGGCAGTAGTTTCCGCGAAATTATTTGCATTTGGATCTGTTGCAGCATTATAAGCAAGAAACGTTAGTTTATTTTGTAGATTGGTTATGATCGTACTAAACAACGACATTCTATGACGGCACACGATTAAAATCTTACCCCTCAATCACAAGGCATATTTCAAACCTCCCATACCCGATGCAATTGTCACCCAATTCAAACTTTCCACGTAAACCGTAACTTCATACTGATAAAAGCTATTTGCAGGCAACGGATAGACATTCAAATCCAATTGAAACGATTTAATACGACTACTATTAATGGAACCATGTGGCTGTGTATTGGGTGATGTAAGAGAAAATGGATATACGATCAAGTTTGGATCAGGGGTACCTGTCAAATACTTCCAAGGAACAACTTGTGTAAAATATTTTATTGGTTTTTCTTCTTGTAGTGGGTTTCCATCTCCCAAAATAGTAAGTGACTGTAAAATACCTTGCTGACCATTCAGAACAAATGTACCCGTTGCAGAACTAAGATTGACACTACTCTGCCACCCTCCACCCGCAGGGATAAACGGTGGTACAGTCGGATTCAGCCAATTTGTATAATTATTAATTTGATTTCGATACAGAATCGAATCAGAACGCCGCGGAATGATTAATAAACGCTCAATCGGATTATGCGTATCCAGCTCCACAAGTTGTCTCGACGTAATATTATCAAATGTATACGATGTGATTTGACGCACCAAATACTGAAGAGGTTCAGAAGAGAATTGAGCACGTTCATCGTCCGTCACATATACATATGTCATTTGAATTCGCGGCTGAAGATCCCATGTATTGATCAGCGGCGTCGGCGTTCCGATATCCGTCAAAAAATTATTAATGGTGACGTCCGTAATATTAGATACCGAATTATAATATACATTAAAAGGCTGCAATGCAACCGGCGATGCATTATATTGATAACCAGGTGCTACCTGATGACCATTGATGTCCAAGATAGTATACAATTCACGAATGGGACGCAATGTAATTTGAATTTCACATTCGTGGTATTGCAGTGAAACCAATGGAAGGGCTTCAAACGTTGATTCTGCAAACCAGAACGGCAACGGAATCTGCAGTTGGCGCCCCGCAATCGACGGACGATTCACATTTGGAGGTGTAGTGGTAGATCCAGATGGACCATTATTATTGTACACAAGTGGATATCCATTGGCTAACGAACCACCTGCATACATGCCCGTCGCAGGATTATATAATTCAGGCACATTTCCCACAAGCGTCTGCCATTTTAAATAGGCGTTATTATCCAAATCACATTGTGCTTTAGCAATCATATATTCCCCATCAAACTCCTGAATTTTCTGACCTCCAATAAAAAATGCTATGTTTTGAATAATATGACACCCAATGTAGTTCGTCCACGCAAAATTATATTGCGAATTGCGTGAACCTTGCGGTAAAGAAATGTATTTGCAATAAATATCGGGCAAGTTAAATACAAAATACATATCTCTCACCAAATCGGCAATGCGCTGAATTTTATAACGAATCTGAATCGGTTGATCATACGATAGATCCTGAGGACCGTCCATCGATGCGGTTACCGATTCTTCCGCAAAATGCGCATATTTCTTATAGGTTTTATAGAAATAGGTGAAATCTGGATTTCCACTCAGAATCACATTTTGTGCTCCGTAGGCAACCAATGAAAACAGACCCCCGCCTGGCATTACTAGTGTTGTACTAGGTAATCTATGTGTCCTTTAGACCTACAGATTAACATCAAACAATCTATTCATTTATCGAGCCTGTGTCCACCAATTATCAGCCATATAAGGGGGAACATCGGCTATTTGTTTTGAATCCATCTTCGAAGATGGTCCCTGGTTCATCATCTGTTGAATTTCAGCATAGCATAATGCATAACTGAAATAGGTCAGACGACTCAACATTCCATTCATCGCACCCAATACATTAAAATCATTCTCACCTAATGAGGTTACCTTTGATTTAGATAGGAGAATACGACGATTACTAAAGACGGAAATATCCTGATAATTCTGATAAGGTGCAAATCCCTCAAATGACATCTTCTTTGCAATGTTGCCATTTACGTAAATCTCAAGGGAATGCTCCTTACAGACCACGGCCATATGAACCCACTTGCTAACAGGAATGTTTTCGATCTCAATAAAATTGTTCCATGTTTTATAGGTATTCATATATACTCGCAGTGTATTTGTATCCGAACGCATATAGACACCGGGTGCCAATAACGGAAATTGTCCTGGATAGCCTTTATGAAATATGTGGAGTAATCCAGCGGTTGGATTATTTTGCTGAAACGCCGACGGATTCACAAACAAGTAAAACGAATAACTGAATTCAACGCCCGTTCGCTCATTGCTCGACAAGTTCACTGAATTTGAACCCGCTACATTCGGATTTTGCAAAATCGTAAGCGATTTATCGTTGGTGACGGTATTTGGCACCAAATTGGTACGATTCATCGATAAACGATTGAAGTATTTGTAGATCAATTCAATAAAGATGAACACTACATACAGAATTCCAACATATCCTAATGCAAACAACACCTGTTGTATAAGATCGTTGCCGGACCCACTTGACGAGACCCCTGACGTATTAGAATTAGAAAATGGCCAAGGCATTCGTTTCCTTTTTATAATTTGTATTATTTATTTGGCCAAATGGGACTCTAATTATTGAGCAGGACCCTGCATATAGTTCTTATAGACCGCCTCAGGATTCAATGCTGCATCATACATAGTTGTATTGGAAATCTGTCCGCCAAATCCACCGTATGCCAACATGGTGGCCGAATAACCACTGGGATCCACCTTGAAATTAGCAGGGAGTACGCATGAACGAGACAATTTTCCATCCATATACACATCAACGGTTCTTCCATTCACTGCCACCACCAGATGTACCCAGCGCTGTAAATCAATTTCCGGTAAGTCACATATGGTGGACACGTCCAATAGCCCTGAATCCGTTTGTGGAGTGGTAAATAATCCTGAACGAGTGGCGCGCGATAATGCCTCCGTAGGAGACTGTGTCGTAGTTGTCACCGTACTCGAATCCTTTGTATGAAAGCGAATCTTTAATTTTGGCTTCGTAGCACCTAAGTAGATTCGAATGGTATCAAAATTTGGCCCACCAACCAGTAAAATGGCCTTATTTCGATTCAAATGATAACTCCAATTATTGACATATATCCATGTAGAAACCGTAAATTCACCTCCCTCAAATAACCCTGGTAATTGACCTGAGGAAATTGTGATTGGTGCGTTCGGATCCACATTCGCCGCCTGATTTGCAGTCAAAAGAGAATAACTGTTTGCTGTCTGTAGTCCGAATAAATAATGATATAAATAATACAAACCAATTAGCCCGCCAATAATCATGACATATGGTATCAGACGTGAAACGGAAGCTGAGTTATTGCTACTCATCTTTCTGTTTGATACATGGATATTCTATGGAGGGAATTTTAGGCATAGGGAGAATTCCATTTTAAGAATTGGTTCGCTGGCGGCTTTGTAACGGGTTTACATGGTAATCCGGAAGGGCATTGCGCCAATAAGGATATGTTGGGAAGACTCGCATTCAGAGTATTATCTTCCAATACAAGGTCATTCGTATCAACCAACGTCATTCGAGTGCGCTCAATATCACTGGGAGCAAGTCGTGTACCATTAATCATGACATGAATGACACCTCCGTCGAGGCCCTTATTTCCTACTGAAAGAGGGCTACTGATGATAACCGGATAGGACTCCATGCGCTGTGATGCTACAATCTTATTGTCATAAATTACATCAAATCGCCGTCCATCGCGTAATATGGCAATAAAAATCCATTTTTGCTTTGGAATGGGCGGAAGTTCAATCAATTCATCTTTGGTCGCAGCACCTTGTGAGTGAGTCCGGACTCGAAGCTGTGCCGCACATTGTTGTTTATTATTCGGCGCATTCGATACTTCTAGAAACCAATTATTGGAAATTTGAAGAAAAGGCATGTAATTATTCGTATAATTGCCCGTTCGATTACCATTTAAAAACTTAAACATTCCCATGACCGTACACCCGTTTGTCCCCAATAAGGTTTTTTGAGCTACATCCGGCATCACGATATCTTTCTTTGTGTTAAGCGGTGTCATCACAGAAAGTACTTCATCATTACCACCCCCTGGATAGATCACATAAACAACAAGATAAATCGTTATAAGAATAATAATCAACACAACTGCGATAATTCCAAACGACATCTCTTCTATCTATGGATTTGATTTGTTCTATCGATCTAAAGCTGGTCTATCACAAGTATACTAACATGGCTGGTATTCCGGACTGTACCTTAACCACCGCATGCTATTTACTTACTTCCTATCATTCTAACAGTCGTAATCTAGAACAAACCCTCGATTCTATTCAAACCCTTCTTAGCGTCCCATGTTACCTGGTGATTTATTGCAATTCTGCAATGGAACCTCACCTTATGGAACGACGTGCACCTTATTGTTCTATCACTAAAATCATTGTACAAGAATTCGAAGAGTTATGGTGTTATCCACTGCTTGAAACCGTAAAGAAAAATCGTGAGGTCTATTGGCCTACACGAGATCAACGTACATGTGCCGAAACCCATCTTCTTACATGTAATAAGGCAGATTTTGTGCTACAAACCATACATTCCAATCCGTTTCATACAACAAAGTTCGGCTGGATCGATGCCAATATTGGTGCCAACGCGTCGAAGTTATCGAATTCCTATCAGAATCATATGCTTCTTCATGTATTACATCATGTAACAGATAAATTCCATCTTCAACTTTTGAATGTAACAGATAAGAAATACAAACAGCTCGAGAATAAGCGTGAATATTATTTAGAATATCGGTGGGTAGCATGTGGTTGTCTCTTTACGACGTCTAAGGCGGTAGGAATTGCAATTTTGAATCGATTCAAAGAGATTGTTGTGCAAACAACGGAGATGGGATATGGGCACGGTGAAGAGATGTGTTATTTAGAGATTTTAGATGAATTCTATGATGACATTCACCGTTCTTATGGAGATTATAAAGATATGTTACATAACTTTATTAAGCACACTTCGAATTTTGTATATATCTATTGGCGAGTCATCATTAATTATTATCATTTTGGATACTTTAGAGAGTGTATTGATGCATGCGAAGCACTTCTTCAACAATTTGACGATTTTTCAGTAGAAATTAACTATGATTTATACGTTCGACTCTATGACGTATATTATCTATCTCTTCTTCAAACGGACCGAAATAAAGCAGAACAAGTTGCCAATCAGATCCGAACCTATTATCACGCTCACCCGATTTTTCGTCAACAGTTTGATCAACTTCGATATCTCTGTGGTATGAATGATTTTAACACGATGTAGAACCAGACGGCATCGGCAATGCTCCAAATGGTGCATTAACAATAAGCGCCGGTTTCGCGTAACGCATTTCTGATGTACTTAGTATACGATTCCATATTTTCAGTAATTGAAATTTGGCGACAGTTGTCTCAGTAGAAAGAGCCGGATCAATCGGCCCCACAACATTCTTTAAACTATAATCATACTTTCTCGTTTTTACCAGATTGCCATTGATATACACTTCCATCGCTTGCTCCATAACAATAATACCCAACCGAAACGGTTGTTGAACAGGTACATTCGGAATTACTATATTTTCTTCACTCTTTGTTGTACTCGATCCTGATAACACTGATACAACAAGGTCATTCGTATCATGTTTCAATGCTACCACCAAATTATAGGTAGTTAGAATTCCAAGAAACGTGTCTGTACCTGTGGGAGAGGAAGAACGAACGGCGCCACGACTAAAGAGGATACGATAGTTCGTTGAGAATTGAAGTGGATTTTGAATAAATGTATCTAAGATAAGGGAATAGCCCCAAGATAAATCACGAATAGGAAGGTTGGCATCAAGGATTTCAGGATTACTTCCTTTATTCCAAAATACAATACCATCATCACCACCTGGGACAGGAATCATACCGGGACCGCCGGGGCGCATTTGGAAGATGGGTGTGATTAAGAAATGAATGATGATCAATATAAAGAGGAGAACGACGGCAACAGCCAAAAGATAGGTTGTGATTTGACCGACAGTGGACAAGCCACTGCTAGACGAGATAGATGAGGATCCAAACCAACTCGAGGAAGAAGAATTAGACCAATTCGAAAAAGTACTACGACCTGAAGAGGGACCAAAGAATGATGTATTAGAACTGGGACCCTTACCTTGCAGTGTATTAAAAAAAGAGGCAAAGGTATTTCCAGTAGATTGGGTCGCGGCCATTTCTCTGTTACTTATTAGTGTTTTATAATCGTCTTACATTCGATTCACAACATATGCGACTCCTCCAATCGCACATAAAATCACAGAACCCGTAAGGAATCCTTTTATAAAGGAACGATAATCAACCTCGTTCATATCTTCTTTGGTCCAAACCGGCGATCGATTACGTGAACCCACTTTTTCGTAATAGGTAAGAACTTCCTCCAAAGACCATTCCACTTTTCCTAACATTTTATTAACCTTATTGTGGATCATAATGGTCCATTTAATTAAATCCGTTCGAGAATCTAAAAAGGTTGTAATTGGGTGTTCCGTGAGATGTTTTCGGTAATGTTCCCGACAGATGGAGCAAGGAATAAGATAAGCAAGGGATTCGTAGAATTCTTTCGCACATTTCTTATCAGTATAGCTTGGGGTTTTTGGATATCCGAGGGCCACGATGTGGATTGTATGCCAAAAGAAAGGACCCCATACACTGGGTGGAAATTGCATTCTATTTATGATTTATCCTTTCTTCTTCTCCATCTGTTTCACATATTTGATGTTCCTGGTCTAAAGACTTTTACTGTCTTTCCTGTAAGGATTTCTATAAGACAATGAATCCCATCCGGACACAACATTGCACTAATTGCGGTCTTACAGGACATGTCTTTCGTAACTGTTTATCACCTGTCACCAGTTACGGAATCATTGCCGTTCGATATCAAGACGATAATTATCTACAATCACTCTTTTCTACATCGTCTACCGTATTAAATGGAAACGACTCTATACAATTTTTATTGATTCAACGAAAAGATTCGCTGTCCTTTGTTGAATTTATTCGGGGTAAATATAATGTACACGATGACGTCTATATCTGTAAACTTCTGCGGGGAATGACACAAAAAGAACAGGAATTACTCTTAACAAAAACCTTTCCTGAATTGTGGTTTGAAGTATGGGGAGAATCCTCCTCTGTACGTTCACATAAAGCAGATTATGAATCATCAGAGAGACGATATGGACAAATTCAAGACCGAATTCCTACGTTGATTCATGAGAATCGGTCTAAATGGGTGGAGCCTGAATGGGGGTTTCCAAAGGGACGACGAAATCCCTATGAAACCGATATGGGGTGTGCCATTCGAGAATTCCAAGAAGAAACAGGGCTATCCACAAAGGATTTCACCATTTTACAAAATACCAATTGTATTTCGGAAACGTTTTTTGGATCCAATCAAGTGCATTATTGCCACAAATATTACATTGCCGTGTGTCATAAAACAACGGAAGTGGAGATGAAGCTGGATAATTGTCATATGACTCGTGAGATTGGTGCCATTCAATGGTGTTCACTTGATGAAGCGACATCAAAGATTCGTCCGGATAACGTTGAAAAACGAGAGATTTTGTTGAAAGCAGGTAAGATCATGAAGAATTTTCACCCTGTGTCAACGAATGAAATGGCGCGCCATATCACTCGTGTATGATAGATGACTTATTTTCTAATCCTTCTCTTTGGAATGAGAAGCGTTTAGAAATAAAATGAAATATTACTCTATAAATAGTATGTCGGTCGAGTCAACGGGGTCGGTCAATAGTTTATATGATGATCCGTTTGGAGCTCTACCATCGGCAGAGGAAGCGGTCGAATCACCACCGGCTGCTGTTGAATCCGTTACGTCACTCGCTCCTGCGGCACAATCGGATTTATCGGCAGTGCCTGTAGCCAAATCGAGTTTATCCTCTGTTTCTGGAATACGAAGAGGGCCTCGTGTGGCGATGTCTCAAACGTCTGCCACAGTACCTGTCTCGTCCCCTACTGTTGTACCCGATACAGCGCCGGCAGAATCAGAGGCAGCTCCTTCTGTTTCAGAGGTTGATAACGACGCGGTTGTGGAATCAGAGGCTTTATCTGTTGAATCAAATACGGAAACTTCTGGTGTGGAACCAGAGGAGGCTGTAGAGGTGGTTGCCGCAGAACCAGAGGAGGCTGATGCGGAACTAGTTGATGCGGAACCAGAGGACGCTGTAGAGGACGCTGTAGAGGACGTTGTAGAGGAGGCAGTAGAGAAGGCCGCCTCTCCTGCATCTAATGTAGTACAACAAGATGTGGCACCCGCTAGCAATATTGCTATAAAAGAATCGGAAGCACCCGTCATTGCATCAGCGATTCCGTCCGTTGTACCATCTTCTCGCCAAAAAGGAAAACCTAGTGTTGCACGTTCTTCTATTGCTCTATTACCAGATGCCGTGCCTTCAATTGCCCCATCTGCTGCTTTACCTGCTGCTTTACCTGCAGTTATACCTGCCACATCGGCGCGAAAACGAGGAAAGCCTCGTGTAGCACGTTCTATTGCTGCCCCTAGTCAATATGAAGGATTCGCCGATGCTGAACTTCTTGAAGCATGGAATACCACAATTGATATGAAAGAACGAGATGATCTGATAAAGGTACTACAGCGTCGTTCCTTATTTCCTTCCGCTGCAATGGATTCATGGGAATATCAAACGGGTGCCTATCCTGATATCATTGATCCGCAATTCTTACAAAAACTTCTCACTAAGCGTGAATTTGCGGAATCATTGCAGTATACCTGGAATCCTAATCCTGAACAAGATCCGTGTGATGATCAAACCACCTTTGAAGTTACACCTGTTCAACGGTTTGTTACCAATTTTATGTCTCCTAAGACACCTTATATGTCCGCCCTCTTGTATCACGGCGTTGGTGTAGGAAAAACATGTGCCGGCGTCCAAATTATGGAAGCCTGGCTAGAATCCTATCCACGCACCGAAGTATATCTTGTTGCTCCTCCCACCATTCAACAAGGATTTTATCGAACTATTTTTGATATTAATAAAGTCGTAATTGGAGAAGGAAATGATCCCAATTCGGCCTTACAATGCACGGGAACCACGTATATGAAACTTACCAATACATTATATGAGCGAGATAAAGCAAAGATTGAAAAAGCCGTTGCCAAAGCCATTAAACGCCGCTATAAAATCTTTGGATACATTTCATTTGCCAATTACATTCGCGATCTTCTCAAACGAATTCCTATTCATGCATCACCAGAAGAGGCAGATCTTTTCAAAAAACAAATCATTCGTCAACACTTTAGTGCTAAATTATTGATCGTAGATGAAGCCCATAATCTTCGTGATATTTCAAAAGTTGCAGAAGAGAAAGATGAAATCAAAGACGATGAGAGTGATACAGCAGGTGGTAAATTACTTACCCCATATCTCATGGACGTTTTATCCTATTCCGAGGGCATGAAGTTTTGTGTATTAACGGCAACCCCTATGTATAACTCATACCTTGAAATCATTTTTATCTTAAATCTTCTTCTACGAAATGATAAAAAAGCGGAACTCATCTCGAGTGACATATTTGATTCTGCTGGAAATATCACAGAGCAGGGCCGACAACGTTTATCGTATACTACGAGCCGATATGTCAGTTTTATGCGAGGTGAAAATCCAATTTCTTTTCCTGTTCGTCTCTTCCCGCAATCTATTCCCGCCTTTGGAGTCTATCCGCGAAATAATCCACGCGGTGTGTTATTAGAAGATGATGAACGCACCTATTTCCAACGACTTCCCCTTGTTCCCATTCTGTTACAAGAAGATACCCTGCGCGCTTCTCTTGCATTCACAAATTCTTTAGTAGAGGGTGGCAGCGGTCTCAATACGGTTATGCTTGAAAAGCTGGTTCATGCGGGTAACATCGTTGTTCCTGCTACAGAGTCGACACAGGGCAATTCAGTAGAAGCCTATACCATGCGCACGGATAAAGATTCACTTAATACCGTATTTCAACGCGAAACCTCAGGTGGCCATTCCCGTTATCGAGCGAAATCATCGGTAACCGCGCGTTGGCTGGTATCAGGTGCACTTGCACCATATAGTCCCAAATTCCAATTCTTTATTGAACGTGCTCGTAACGCAGAAGGCTGTGTCTTTGCCTATACACGTTTTGTTACAGGAGGTGCACTACCAATGGCACTTGTCTTAGAAGCTAACGGATATTTACCCTATAATGGAAAGCATCTTCTGGCGGATGGAATTCAGGCTCCTGGTGGAAAACAATGTGCCTTATGTCCACGAAAGGAAAAAGAACACGCTGATGCAGGTCATGCCTTTTCTCCTGCGTATTATGGCATTCTAACAGGTAACATTGAGATTTCTCCTAATAACGAGCTAACTATCACAACACAACGTGCATTAGATAATAAAGACGGTAGAAAAATCAAGGTACTAATCGGCTCACAAATCGCATCAGAAGGTGTCGATTTGCGGTTTGTTCGTGAAACTCACATCATTGATTCATGGTTTCATTTGAATAAAACCGAGCAGATTATCGGTCGTGCGATTCGTTTTTTATCGCACTGTGCTCTTCCGAAGGAGAAACGAAACAATACCATCTATCTGTATGCAGCCGTGTTTCCATCTGAAATGTCTGATCGAGAAACTGCCGATCTATATAGTTATCGTGTCGGATTTAAGAAATCCGTTCTGATCGGACGAGTCAGTCGCATCATGAAGCAATCTGCGCTGGATTGCAATCTGAATCAGGAAGCGATCATCATTCGTAATCAAGATCCGATCATGCAGATCGATTCACAGCGTATGCGTCGTGAACAGGTCAATATCAATGATATGCCTTTTACAGCAGTATGCGACTGGATTGAAACATGTGATTATACCTGTCAGCCAAAAATTGATGTCAGTGTAGTTGATGATTCGACCTATGATGAATTTTCCGCCCGTTGGAGAATATATCAGATCAAACAATTGATCCGTGAACGGTTTGAAGAGCAATCTTTTTTTCAATCCGAAGATCTATGGAGTACCTTTGCATTGTTAAATATTCCTCGTTTAATTGCAACTGATGTACTACGAGAGATTGTAAATAATAAGACATTTCAGATCCGTTATCGCGATCAATCCGGCTATATTCGATTTTGCAATGGATATTACTTATTTCAGCCCAACGTATATGAAGATCTTACGATTCCATTGGCCATTCGAGTGGCTCGATTCCCAGTTAAACGCGATCAATATCAACCAATTGCCTATCAGCCTATATATCGAGAAGAATCCAAACAAGAACATAACTCTGAATTGGAGTCCGTCGAGACATATTGGAAGTCCATTGTGGATTGGGTTCAAGAACTTTCAAGTCACGCACGTTACTCACAACCTCCTGCCGATATTGCGCAACATATTAAATCGACAACCGATACGTCTTCTGAAACGTATATCCAAATGATTGAAATGATTGAAATGTTTCACTCTTCGTTTCACCGTTCTGAACAGAAAAATCCAGAATCCTTTCGAAAAGCAGTGTCCTTTTATTTCTGGGATGAATGGCTAACACTTGAAGAACAAACCTATTTGGTAAAGTCAACCGGTATGAATCTACACGAATATATCAAAGAGAATCAATACCAATTTAGCAAGTTTACAGTAAATCGTTTCTTGAATCCTAAAACTGGTGAGATTTCGGTAACATGTGAAAATGCAGATCAAAAAGAATGTGATGCCGTTGCTTCCCAGCTTGCACGTTCCACATCAGACCCCCTTCGTCAATTTCAAGTTAATAAGAAAACAACCGGTTCATTTTATGGATATGTAGTACCAAAAAGTGGTCATATGGTATTCAAAACCAATGAAGCACCCGAAGTAAATGGAAAGATTGGTAGAGGTAGCGAATGTATTATTGTTAGTAATATTAAAGAACGTCTTGTTCAATTAATATCGATTGGAGATCTTCTAAAGGCTCATCGTAAAACAGACTTTAACTTAAATAAGGAGTCATTGTTTGAATCTCATATGATTAAAGGCTCAACTCGTGTATGCACGCTATTAAATCTGCTTCTTCGTTTTCTAGATGCGGAACGGTTGGATAATAAACGTTGGTTTTTTCGTTCCGTTGAAGCCTATTATACGGGGCATAAAGGCACTGTTAGAAAATGAATAAAATTGAGTGATTGTGGATCAGAAAAGGATCGTAACCCACAGAAGAATGGAGTCCACTGCCTTCTTTGAGAAAAAAATCAGTCTTACTCCAAGTGATTTTAATGAAGTAAAATCCACACCCGTTGAAGAGATTCTTCTTCGAAAAGCCCGTGATATGGTGGAAAAGAAATGCTCCGAACAGGGATTTGTTCTTCCCGGTTCTCTTCAACTTATCTCTCGCTCGATGGGTTATTTCGAATCAGCACGTTTTACAGGCGATGCCATTTACTATGTTAAATTGGAAGGGCGTGTCATATATCCGGTAGAAGGTGTTCAAGTTCTTGGAAAAGTCATTCGTAAAAACAAGATGGGCCTGTATATCAACTACAATGATGCCATTCGTATTCAAATTCCACGCGATCTTCATTTGAATGAGCCTGAGTTCGAAGAAGTCCAAATCGGAGATAATGTTTATGTTGAGCTAAAGCGCTCCAAGTTTGCGATTTATGATACCTATATTCTTGCTAGTGGATTGTTTCTTCGAAAGGAGGGGGGCGTACCAAAAGAAGCAGACGAATCGGAAGAAGAATCCGAAGTGGCTTCCGAGGTGGAATCCGATACTGGTATGGACACAGACAATAAAGAAGACAATGATGCAGGTGTAGAAGAATACGATGTGGCTTCCGAATCGTCCGAAGAGGGTTTCGATATGGAAAACGAAATTAGGGCCGCCATGGCCGCTAATAAAGCTCCAAAGGCACCGGCAGACGATGAAGAAGACGAAGAAGGAGTGTAATGCGCTTTACTAGAATTCAGGAACATCTCTACAGAATTAGAAATGTCGTACGAAGATCGCAAAAAAATATTTGATATCATTCCTACACTTGTTACTTCCGAACAGGAAGAGGTCTTTCGAATCATTCGTAAATTAAAAGTATCCTACAGTGAAAATTCAAACGGTATTTTTTTTGATTTATCTAATCTATCTGACGACGTCTTTCAACAAATCAAAGAATATATTGATTTTTGTTTAACGACGCGACGTGATCATGAACATCGTTTAAAAGCACTTGAAACCATTCGTATTCAAAATGAACAATATCAAGACGATTCATAAAATTGAACCTAAAGTCTGATATAGAAATACGATTAGACTAATATGACAACCCCCGTAAAGAAATATCAAAATGTCAGCTATAAAGAACTACTTTCGTTCTCGGAACATAATCCCAATCGACACCGAGTGTTGGAGTCGATTGAGCTTCCTACGTCCCTTTCCGATTCCTCCCTAGAGTCACTCTATCTGCCAGGCTATACCTCTCTTCATTTGAATCCTGCTGGAATGCTAAGCATCTTTGCCTGTATTTCCGATCCAGCACTCTATTCACTTTCTCCTGAACATAGCCGCATTGAACAACTCATTGAACTTAGTACTTCCTTTCAACAAAAAACGGACGAACTAAAAAATACATCACTCTCGCGGAAACGAAAGAAGATCCATGACTTGATTGGAGCTGCTTACAATGGTGCTCGTCTAGAAGATAAAGACTATTTGGATCTCTACAATGGACTCTCGATGATGACAAATACGCATTTTATCCTTATTAAGGAAACCGTTCAGGATCGAATTGAAGATGGAACACAATATGAGAGTGCAATGAAAGGAGATGTCGTGTTTTCATCTGATCCAACTAACTGGAAAGCAGATCATCCATTGTGGATTGCCGATTATCGTGGGCGCTGGATTGCGTTGCCATCTGAAACCCATGCACAGCCCCTCCCTGCCTTTGTAGATACATGGATTACACATATGGAACAACATGGCTGGGTAGTTCAATGGCCAGAGGTTGATGCACCCAAAACCGAATTGGTAGAACAGCTTCGTCAACTTCCTACCTGGAAAGATAGTGATCAAAAATTAACAAAAGATGTACTTTCTGCTCGTCTTGGAAAGGCAAAAACAATGATGCGTCTTACATCTATGACTTCGTAATGAACCTAAACATAATTATGGTTAAATACATAATATGACGAGTATTGTACAGGGAACACCCGTTGGTATTCATCTTCTTGTAAATGTATACGATGTACCCAATTCAGGGTGCCTCGAGTTTATGACGCAAGGTCTCCCATTACTCGATCGCATTGTTCAAGAACTACATCTTCATGTGGTAGCTCGAACGGGTCATCAATTTCCACCGTGTGGATATTCGTATGCCTATGTATTATCCGAAAGCCACTTTACTATTCATACCTATCCTGAGCACCAATCATGTTACATTGATATTTTTTGCTGTAATCCCACCTTTTCTCCCGCTTATGCGATCCAATTGATTCAGCGTGTATTTCATACACATAATGTACGCTATCAGGTGATAGAACGATAAGCATAAATCTATTATGGAGTATAAAATTGACAATGTTTATCCTCCAGAATAAGGTATCTAAGGTACTTTTATTCCTACTAGTTAGAATGGACTTGACCTCCGATCAACATAGACGTATTACTGCGTTTATCCAAGACTGGTCGAAGGACAAGACGATGGAATTGGAAACCACGTTTGGCGAGAAAGGAGTGGTTGATTCCAGTACGTTTCTCCAGATTGCTCAGCGTCTTCGTGCGAAGGATTTCGAAATGATTCCGCAAGACGATCGCTTGAGCATTATGACACCTAATCAACTCCGTATTTCCATTCAAGGTCTCGGTGTCATTCAATCCTATTGTGAAGACGATACACTACAAAACAAAATCTACACGGTCATGGCCAAGAGTCGTACCTCTCCCGATAGCAACATCGACATACGAGACTATCACCTTCGTTTCAAGATGCGCCGCGAGTCGGATTTGAGTCACGACGACCCCCTTGTTGCTCCAATTCTTGCCAATTGGGCCAATCAAAAGAAAGCCTTCCGACTCATTCGTCGTTGGAGTTTTCGTGGAAGAGGAATTCGTTTTGATCTCTCGATGATTCGCCAATCCCCCACGGTGTCTACGGGCGAATTTCAATGGTCCACACGCTTTCTACAACATAATATTCTTACACAACCCCCGCGATATGAGGTAGAAGTCGAGCTGTTACACGGCGAACCTGATACGGCCACACCTGAACTCGCCTATGCAGCCTTAATTCGCGGTGTAGGAGAAGTCTTGCGCGCCATTCAAAAGAATACACTTCTTATTCGTACAAGCATTGCGAACAAGGTTCGTGCTGACTACCAACAACTGGTAGGTACTTCGCGATTTCGAGGTGTAGGCCCCGTTACGTTAGAGGTTAAAAATATGAAACGAGAAGTAGAAGATGGTATACCTAATATTAGGTCTGGCTACAATGTTACTGATAAAGCGGACGGGCTTCGTGCCCTCGGCTACGTCGATCAAACGGGAGAGCTCTTCTTACTCGACCAAAGCATGAATATTTACCGAACGGGATTACGAAATCCTGCCTGTGCAAACAGTTTGGTAGATGGAGAATGGGTAACGCTTACGAAAAATAAAGAACCTATTAACCATTATTTAATCTTTGACATCTATTATTCGAAGGACGGAAAGAATACATGGGATTCACCCTTTATTGCTGTTAAGGGTGAACTATTGGATACAGAAGCACCGAGTCGATATAATCACCTCAAACAATGGTATCAGCACTGGACACAAGGAATTGAATTTATAATCAAATCAGTTTCATCTGTGAATCGTCTGATGATTGCGTTAAAACGATTTGAGTTTGCTGCCCCCAATAGCGATGCTATCTTTACACGTTGTTGCAATTCTATTCTTGATGCATCACATATCTATCATACGGATGGTCTCATTCTCACCAGTAATTCTCATCATCTGCCTGCAAAGGCGGGGGGGCGCTTTATTCAACAATTCAAGTGGAAACCAGCAAAAGATAATACGGTGGATTTCCTTGTGAAATATGAACGTCATTCCGAATTATCCACTGATAAAATTACAACTACCATCGGTCAAAGCAATTCCGTGGTTCAATATAAAACCATGCATCTCTACGTAGGCGGGACGACTCGCTCTAATCCTCGTGATACTATTTTGAAACAACTCGAAATCACAAAAGATGATTCAGGAAACTACCAAGCGGTGCTATTTACTCCTATGGACTTTTCCGATACAATGGCAAATACGTGTTATGTAAAGGTAGAACAAGATGCTGAAACACTAGAATTTTACTGCAGCACAGAGGACTCAAAAGAGCCAATTACCGATTGCAGTGTAGTGGAAATGCGATATGATCTGACACGCGACCCTGGCTGGCGATGGGTTCCTTCTCGTATTCGCCATGATAAAACCGAGCGCCTTCTTCGTGCTACGGCGATTGCCAAAGAAACCGGTAAAAGTATCGTCTATTCGGGTGTCATGAATGATAAAGCAGTTGCTGATTCCGTATGGAACTCCATTCATGAACCCATCACAGAGTCTATGATTCGTAGCGGAAATGAACAGCCGAGCGATGATGAAATACGCGCACTCATTAACATACATCAAACTGAAATCACAAAAACATACTATCAACGTAACGCTCCAAAAGAGAGTCTGGCGCTTGTAAGTGGTTTGCAAGACTTCCACAACAAATATATCAAAGATATGGTCTTATTGAAACCCGCTCTACGAACAGGAAAGAATCTACTGGATCTTGCGTGTGGTAAGGGTGGTGATATGTGGAAATGGATTAATAATGGCGCACAATATGTCATTGGTATTGACTATGCAGGGGAGAACATTACCAATCCAAAAGATGGCGCCTATAGCCGATATGTTCAGGCCAAACAAAAAGTTCGTGTTCCTAATATTGCATTTGTCATTGGAAACAGTGCCAAACGAATTGTAAACGGAGAGGCAGGTGCTAATCAACAAGAGGGTGATATTCTTCGAAGCGTATTTGGAAAAGAAAACCCACAAGGGTCTCTTCCTCCTTATATTGAAAAGGTAATGGCAGGAACCTTTATTGGTGGCGCCGATGTTGCTGCCTGTATGTTTGCACTTCACTACTTCTTCGAATCAGAATTAATGCTGTCTGGTTTCCTTACCAATCTTTCTGAAACGGTTAAACCGAACGGCCTCTTTGTCGGTTGCTGCTTTGACGGAGATCGTGTCTTCAACATGTTACGCAATATGAATCAACATGAATCACGAGTAGCCACCGAAGGAGATGCAACCATCTGGTCCATTACAAAAGAATACGAACATTCTGAGTTTATACCAGACGAAACGTCCCTTGGATTAGCGATTGATGTCGAATTCATTAGTATTGGGTCGAAATATCGCGAATATCTGGTGTCCTTTGAATATTTCGTTTCTCGCATGAAAGCCATCGGATTTCGTCTATTGAATGATAAAGAATTGGGGGAACTGGGTCTCAAATATAGTACCAATACCTTTAATGCGAGTTATGAAATGGCAGCTGCACAGCGACTACATTATCGTATGATAGACTCCGTAAAGGAGTTTTCATTCCTGAATCGATGGTTCATCTTCAAGAGACAAGGAGATACCGATCTACAGATTGCAGATCTTCCAAAGGAATTGGCCGAAGCATTACCACAAGAAGAGATAGAAGAGCTGATTCCTGCCGACGCATTGGAAGAACAAAAGATAGACGTGGCGCCTGTTGGATTTCGTCTTCCTGCTCGTGACAAGCAATGGGAGCCACAACAGATATTCCCCTTTGGCATGGATGCTGTTCTCAAGAACTTTCTCAGTGTTATGGACTCGAAACAGAAACCCGATGTCGGTGTTGGCCGCTGGTTATCACTTTCTGCGCCCTGCCCGATTCCCGATCCCATGCCGAACCTAGATGATCCCTCGAGTCATCCATTTCCTGAAGCAGACTATGTATCGTATCCGACCGTCGAGCATTATCTTGCGGGCATGAAACTGAAACATGCATTGATTACGCCTCGTCGTGTAGGTGAACCCGATCTAGGTCAACTCGTTATGAGCGAAGATGGAGACATTCACCGACAATTTAAGGATCTGCGTAAAGAGACCATGCGTCGTAAACCATTTGCTCCCGAATCTGCCGACGATTATAAATTACTTGTCAAAGAAGCACAGACGGTTAGAAAGTTCTTTAGTAACAAATCGAATATTCGTAAATACAAAGCCAATGTATCGGATGAAGAATGGGATTCCATGCGAGACAAGTATCTTCGCGATGCACTTCGTTATCGATTCCGATTTGACCAGCGTTTCCGAGATACGGTTCTTGCAGCAAAGGAGGCTAAAAAGTATCTTCTTCATATCAAGAGTACAATGAATAATGATATCTCGGATCCAAGCAAGGCAGAAGATTCCACTTCCGAACTCTATGGATATCGTAATCCTAATACAAAAGTTATTCTTGGTGGAAATAAAGTGGGTCTCTTCATCATGGAGATTGCAGGATTCCAATTCTAAACCGTTCCAGAAGTAGAGAATGGGGATCATCAGTAGCAAAAAAGAGGAAGAATGTTATGTTGATTCCTATCATATTACAGATACCTTCTGCCATCATCAGCAATGGAAACATACCATGAAACAGATAAATCATCAAATAGAACCGTGTATTAAGAAATGGGTGAATCTACCGGATGTTTTTGGTAGTCAACCATATCATATTTATGCAGTATATGATAAGGATCTCAAACGTAGAATTCAAGAAATTGCCTACGATCAGCCGCATATTCATTCGTGCAACTATATTTTTATATTTTGTGCACGTACGAACTTTCATCTTGTAACAGATTTCCCCGCTCCATTACATGAAAAGCCGTCGATTCGTTCCTATTTTTATAAATTATGGGATTCCTATCAACCAAATGTTCTTACCTGGTCTACTCGTCAAACCTATATTGCAATTGGCTTTGTAATTGCAGCATGTTCCGAAGAGTCGATTCCATGCTACCCTGTCGATTCATTTCAAGTATCTGAACTTTCATCACTTCTTGATCTTCCTTCACATCTTATTCCCACCGCCATTCTCACAATTGGTGCAGAAGATTGATAAAATTGATCTTTTTAAATGCATATCATGTAAATCATACATGCCTCATCACGCCTGGCAACGTTTGACCCAGGTCAATCGTCATACAAGAGACCAGCATATCTCCTTTGATGAGCCCACACACAAATACTATGTAAATGGTTCCTGTCAGGGAAACATTTCCTGTACTGGGTTTATTCATGAATTCTTTGGACACTTTGATGCCAAGAAAATTATTACAAAAATGCGAAAAGGCGCCAATTGGGCCACTAGTAAATATTATGGAAAAACGGATGATGAAATTATGAAAGAATGGTCCGATAATGGAAAACAGGCATCGTCGGCTGGAACCGCCATGCATTTTGCGATTGAACAATACATGCACGGCGCCTATTCTGAAATTGATCCTGCCGTTATGGATACACCTGAGTGGCGCTATTTCATGAAATTCTGGAAAGACTGCGGTGGAGATTTGGAGCCCTATCGCAGTGAGTGGGAAGTCTTTACCGATTCGTTGGAGCCACTGGCAGGAGAACGTAAAATCAAACTGTGCGGTTCCATTGATATGGTCTATCGCCGCAAATCGGACGGTAAGTTCGTCATTTATGATTGGAAACGCTCCAAAGAAATTAAATCAGATAATCCATTCGGTTCGGGTCTGGCTCCATTGGATCACTTACCCGATACGAATTATTGGCATTATACGCTACAATTGAATGTCTATAAATGGATGTTAGAGACATATTATGGCCTAGAAGTGGCCGACCTATATTTGGTTATTCTTCACCCCGACCAGCCCTCCTATCGACGCATGCGTCTCAATATCCTTACTGATGAAGTGGAAGATATGATTGAATGTCGACGCCGTGCGGTCGAAGAGGGCTGTAAACAGCCCGTTGTCCTCCCCGTTCCCGATGTCGAAGAAGAATATACAAAACCCCTTGCCGGCTTTGCCTTTCAATTCTAGTGAGGCGCAACACGCGGGCCTCTTCTTATTTTTTTTGCAGCCTGTACTACCAATGGAATGCGCGGAGACTCCTGTTCTGGATTCTTACCAATTTCAATTGGGGCTTGTTTTTCCTCTTCTGCCACTTTGACACGTAATTGAACTAGACCTGCCGCTTTCCATCTCGCCTGAACTGCTTCTGGCAAGTTAGAGATAGTTACTGTGGGTACACCATCTTCTTCTACTAAGATACCCGCCCGATCTGGCAAAAATACCAAAATGGTAGTGGAAGAAAAGATCCCACTAAATGGTTTCGCAAACATAATCTCTTTTTCATCATCTGGTACATTGCCTGTAAGGTTAATCATTCCAATCGGTTTGGATTTATATCGCACATATTCAACCATGGATTTCTTAGTAAATTGTGTTGCATCATCATCTAATCCTAGTTGTCCTAATGTAATTCCCAATACAGCAGTAAAGGGTAATAACGGCTGCGATGGATCCGTATTAGGTGGAATCTGTAATCGAAACGTGGTATCTTCTCCTAGGACTGCTTGAAGTGCATCTGGCATATCACCATTTGGTATACGCTTATCATCATCATTCGCATCTCTTGACATTTCCTCATAATACTTTGATTCTTCTGGAACTACCTTGGCCCAATCTAATCGCAATAAATTAGTCCAAGTCGGAGAAGACTCAGGAATGATATACTGATCTCCATCACGGATCGGTTCCACAATCGCAGTCACTCTTGAAAGTTCTCCTTTTTTCATCAATTGCTTTCTACGAGCTGGAAAACGGACGAGCTCATCGATCACGCGTTTTGTATATAATTCTGGTGTACTTACGGCCCTCTCTCCCTTTGTATCACTTAATTCGGTGGTTTCCTTCACATGCAATAGACATCTTCCTTCATCTGCCTTCCAGTAACAGGATCCTGTACAGGCATCAGGGCCTTCGATCAACCGACAATCTTTTCGTAACAAACTCGTAGATCCTTTCTCCCATTCATTTGGATCAGGATAGAACCAAGTCAATAGCGTAGAAGATAAAAAAATAGATAGGCGCTTTCGTCGCTCAAATTCAGGCAGATCGAAATTAAAAATGATCTCTTCGATTCCTTTTCGTAATTGGGGTCCTGCCTGTTCACTCGTGATCCAATTTGCAACCATTAATCGAAATTGTTGATAAGATTCCTCCCAATCTTTGTATGATATTGTTTGGAGCCATTCCGAATCCGTTCCACATCGATCTTCTACCGATCGAGGTTCCGTGATCAATTTCCAATCCTCCTCATTTCGTCTTGATCGGAATCCTGACAACTCCGTATCGATCTCCCATTCAAATTGTTTGACAGAAACTGATCCGATCGATCGAGCCTGCAAGATCGCTTCCAATGCCGCCTCATCACGTGGAGGCGAGACAGGAACATATAGACCATTTTCTAATTGCACGGCAACAATATCAGTCTCTCTACGAGCTACAAACTTGATACGATATCCAGGATACAAGGAAAATAGTGGCTCCAAATGATCTTGATAATATTTCATTACCACGTCGATCGGTGCAGGTTTGAAGTCGTCCCAGTCAAAATAGATATTGTTTATGGAAAAGGTTGAAGAAATGGATACTACTCCATCGTCCACCACGGGCAACGCAACCAGTGATGTGGAACCGCCCGATTTAACAACAAATGTAATTCCTACCAAATGATTGTAACTGTCTTTAATGATACCATCTGGGCGAAAAATAGTTGCCTCGATCGCCTTTGATAAAGGAATCATGGCCATCGAATGAACACCCTCTTGTGATGTATATAATGTCCGATATCGACTTTGGCATTGTGTCATGTACTCATCGACACGTTTGCGTACAATATCAGGCCACCCTCGGCGAGAGGCATAATCCCATCGAATAATCGGTTCATGCTCTTCCACTTTTCCACCCTTTGCAGGAGAATTACTGGTGTGAATATATAATTCATAACGAGCATAAGGTACATCACCTACACCAGATACCTTCATACTACGTGATACGAATGCAATATCGTTCTTTCGATTTCGATCAACCGAAATACCAAAGGTAGGACACTTAATGGTAACGGGATCCGCTCCATGATCATCCATGATCAGTAACTGGATTCCACGATCGGTAAATAGTCCTGGTTCTGCTAAAAGCGGTTGGATATGGCGTAAATCTTTGCGCTTCGTTGGATTTTTGATAAACTCGACAAATTTATGATAGGCATTGTATATTCGAAGGAGAGCATATCGATTCTTTGATGTAATTTCAATTCCTATATTATTTTTTACCCATGACATTAATTCTTGTTTGGTCGCAGGCATCGCGCGGATATCGGTCGGATCATAGAATTCCAATACCAGATTTCCAAAATGACAATTAATAAAGATACGAGGAATAACCACTTCCAAGATTCTCTCTTTTACATGAGCAATAGTACTTCGATTGATCAATGGTGCAATCACACCCAATAATGATTCATATAACGTATTTTCTGTGCCGATTCGAAGAAATCCTTGTGCATTAGGTCGTAATTTTAATAACATAGGTGATCGTTTTACAATCTGTTCGCCCGAATGTTGACCAAAAAAAGCATCAAATGCAGGAGGAGCCGTAGCAAAATTGCCTGGATCCGTTTGTTTATTTGACTCCAATATGTATTTCTTATGGATTGAATGAATTAGTACCGAATATTCAATGGCACGATCCCCTCTATAAAGAAGCTCTTCATATTCTTCTGGTGCTTCATCTACCATCTTTTCCATTGATTCCTCTTGTAAGACAGAACGTAAATGGGTAAACGCAGAATTGGGCAAACGCGGCAGATCTTTTACTTTTTGTGATGTAAAACAGCACGGTAATGCAAAATTTTCAGGGTGACTTGTGCTTCCTAAGAAATTAATATATCGGTGAAATTCGTCTGATTTTGGTTTATTCTCGCGCTTCATCACAGTATGTCCTAGAGTTGCATGTTTACGATCCCTAATAAGTCTTCCTTTACAGAATGGACATGTATTGGCAGGTTTTCGTCTTTTTTCACGATCAAGTGTTCCCTCAAATTCATGGGGACGAATCATAATTTCATCTACAAGACAGAAGTACTGCGGACAAAAATAATAACGAATGGAATCGGTCGTTGATCCAAATCGCATCACAGTGATCGTTTCTTCATTATTCAATGACTCTTGTGTTGGCTCGTCCGAGCTCGTTAGCGGATATTCAATCCATACAATCGGATCTTCTTCATAGATCTCCCGCATTCGACGATATTGATCTTCTGACAAGACAGCCGGCTGTCGATCTTCATTTCCTGCACACTGACGACTGTATCCATTTTTTTCTCCCTTAGCAAGCGTGTAATTAAACAGGCGAGGATCGATCTCTTGCAATTTCTTAATAAACCAGCTTTTTGGATTGACTAATTTCTCTTCCTCCTCTTCTACCGCTTTATCTACTTTCTGAGCCACCTTTGGACCCTTTTTCTTTGATATCGCATCCGATGCTGCGGCTGATGCCTCTACTGCAGCCTTCGGAGCCTCCTGTGGCATATCAAACGGATCATTATATAATGACGATATGGACGCGGTATCATTATTCGGCACCATTCCATGACTTACCGATGCACTTGCAGCCGTTGCACTTGTAGCCGTTGCACTTGTAGCCGTTGCAGCTTCTGTGGCAAATACATCCTCATATATCGAACCCTGATATTTTTCTTCGTCTGCTCCAATCGCCTCTTCCTTTCCTGTACCTATCTCATTGCGCTCCACACTCTCTTCTTCCAATTCCTCTTCTACGATAGATACATCTCGGTTTACACGACTGTCTCGGTAATAGTCGTCGTCCTCCATAAACAAGAGTGACAACAGAGTGTAAATGCGTAAATATGTTGCATGACTATCAATTCGATTGATATGGAAATAATAGGCGGGGTGTTGTGCCTGAATCTGAATGTCAATACCAGGATTGAAACTCTCAATGAATTCACCCTCTTCTGGCAACTGTAAGGTATAGGTGGATCGTCTCTTCATCCATTCCTTAAACATATCAGAAGCTTCCTCTGTCGAAAACTGAAACACCTCTTGTAGTTTCTCAATCAACTCTCTTGCACTTGCCCCATCTCCATCAAGCCCCTTCTTCGTAGAATACTGTGTCATAAATGAAAACGCCTTGTCTTCTGACGCATATTGGCTAACTGCCTTATAGCGAAGACAAAGAAGAGGATTTTCATTAGGCAACGGATCAATTTCATAGAAGAAAGACTGAAAATAAGGTAATCGCTGAACTAATCGTGCCTTTGTAAATCGCTTGGATTTAATACTGGTTACCAGTGAGAGGGTCAGTGCGATCTCTCGAAGCTCTAATTCACTCGCAGGCTGGGGCAATCCATCAAACACATCACCAATAATCGAACGAAAGTTACGAAAATCAATATCAGGATCTAGATTTCGAACACCCTTTGGAGGCTGCAACATAAGATTCATGGTTCCATCATTCATCACCTGAATGGTGCCATAAATCGGAGGAGTGATACCAATCGCCGGTCGATGAACATACTTAATCATACATAAATCCATTCCAGGAGATGGAGAGATTTCTCTTCCCCATGCTTCCAATATACGAGGGTCATCTAGCGTTGGAATGGGAAGAACCCCTCGTACATGAAGCTTTGTAATTGCGGACCCCTCGGCAGGAAGTAAACGCATATAGGGCCGCTTCTCCGTCACAGGAATCTCATAAAACATCGATGCACACCCCTCAAATCCGTCCACTGGTTTCTTCCAGATTAACCGCAATTGTCTTACGCCTTTTACCTCAATATGCGGTACAATCTCACTATCTTCCACAAATTGATTCAATCGCTCTAACGTTGATTCGCGTTTCGATAGAAAATAAGAAATCTTCTTCGAAAATTCAATATCATCGCTTGAGGGTTGATAAGGGCCACCCGCCTGTATATCTGGAAAATATGGTGCAAATCGGCGATTCCAGTCTTCTTGTGAAATTGGAGTTGCCCCTTTGTATTCACGCATCAAGGTACGAAGAGGATATACATGAAGTGTAGGGAATTGACCCTCATACGGTGCCATTAAAATATCTTCTACCGTACTCCGATTACGAAGTTCATAATTAGGGCTTGCATAACTTCCATCGCCTGTTACGAATCGATCGTCGCCTTCTGACATACCCTTTGACGGGTGGGCTAATTCATAGGTATGACTCGGCTCATGTGTATCACTCGAATACCATAAATAATCGAGAGGCAAATACGTCGTATCGTTCGTAGGATATGCATCATCTTCGACCTGTGAAATACCAACAAAGGTAAAACGTGGAATAAATGCAGGATTTTCTGGATAGTGCGCACAGATCATACGCTTAATGGTATCGATGGTATCGAATGGATAGACACGATCTAAGGTAATCGTCTCATATTCATTTCTTCCTTTCCAGATAATGCATTGAACCGGAGGAACATTCTCACGGAAACTGGAAAGTAATTGAGGAGAAAAGAGTTCATCTATCTCGTCCGCCATCCCTATGCCGTTTTCACATAAAAAACCGAGATAGAGATTTCACGAGCGGATTTAATTTGATTTCTTGTACATATTGCCAATTTGTAAGTTCGTTCCGTCTTTTTCTGGATCATATCGAGGAGCATCTGTGATATAGACGCCGCAATAACTCACGGGGTGAGCCGAGAAGTCTGTATAACGGTACAATCCCAATGCTTCTGCCTCTTTTAACAGCCAACCAAAGTTGTTCCAAAACTCCTTATCATGTCCAATGGATTCCGTACAGATATGGGCAAATTCATGAAGCGCTACAAACATCATCACATTTTCATCTACTAAACTCTCATCAGGGCCATCACGTTGTCGTAGACACATATGAATCGATTCACCCTTGTTGACCGTAGACGAGGTATGTTCCGAATCGGGTGTAGCTTCCATAAACCGTTCGGGATCCGAACGAAAATTGTGAACCATCTGTTTTACTTGGGGCTTGTCAGGATATTTCTTCTCTAATGCATCACACAACTTGACTAATCGACCACGAAGCATTGCCATTAAATTCGCTGCCTGTTGCTTATCCGCCATATCACGAACTTTATACGTTTTTCCATCCACGGTCGATGTAACATACGTTGTCGGAAAATTTCCACCACCGATAATGGATTTGAATAAATTCGATGCCGTATCCAATAAGGACATTCTACTAGGATTGAATAAAGTGAAGACAGAGATAATAAACCGCAAAATTAGTAATTAATAGAACTTCTGGTATGAAAATATCAGAAGACATATGATAGAGTAATAAACCACTAAGAAAAAGTTGCAATAAAAACAATATCATAAATACTGTACCACGATTTCGATGATGGAACATAAATCCGATGATTGCAATAAATACGAAGGTTGCACATACATAATGTATGGAGTACGATTCATCAAACCATAAAAGCCCATATAACCCTATAAGCAGGAGGGCAATGTACCTCAATGAGATCGGATCCATTCGTTCCCATTCATACAAAAGTGTAAACCAGCCCATCACCATCATGGAAAAAAGAATCATATGTTGACAAGAATCGGAACAGATAATTTGCGATACGCTATGGTTGTCCTTCTGATAGATAAAGTAGACGTAGGAAATTGGAATTACATAGGCTAATAGCATAAATAGAAGAATGAAATGCTTTTTAGCAATCATTACTAATGCAATTGAATATTCGCTTAATAATCAAACATCGGTTGCTTTTTGTATTCAGGATTTGTATTTTGTGGATTTCCCTTCTTATTGGCGGGATTGACGGGTGGACTTGCTGAATCCTGGTAATATTGTGGCGCGCCAGGTGATGCATTTACACCTGCTGGCGCAGAACCATGTGCATTCTCATAATTGGTAGAAGACGCTATATTCCACCCTTGTCCATTAAATCCCTCTAGCAATCCATAAGGGCGATAAATCATCACATAGATAAGAATTCCAAACGCGACAAGTAACATGACATGTTTGGTACTTATTTCTAGAAGATATTGAATGATATTCTTCATGTTATCTCTGTGAATACGTTACATAAAAGTAAGATGATTACGCAATCTCTAATGAGCGGTGACTGATGTCCGGGGTGATCGTCGACTGGTTAAAGATGCTGACTGCCATCTGTGGGTTCGGGGGCTCCGAGCGGACCTGGAGGTTGGCGTTGCGCATGCTCTGTCCCACGGTGTTGACACCAATCAAGGCACCTGCGCTCAAGAAGTTCTTACCCTTCAATGAACCAGGTCCCATCGGGTTCTGCTCGGCCCAGATGCTGTTCATGTCCTTCGGGAGAAGCTCAGACGGTGTCAACTGATCACGCGGGTAGCAACCCGCTGGCTGATCCGCTGAGCCAAACTCCGCCGGACCCTGATACGCGCTGAGATCCGCGAATCCCTCTCCCTCCTTCTTCTCATTCATGTCTTGGAAGTGACTCTCAGAAGGCTTATCACCTGCCTTCGCAGCAGGCTTATCACCTGTCTTCGCAGCAGGCTTATCACCTGCCTTCGCAGCAGGCTTATCACCTGCCTTCGCATCAGCCTTCACAGCATCAGCAAAGCCCTCTGACATGCTCAACGATGAAAGGAAATATGGATTATATTGATGTACGAGGAAAAGAGCGACGACTACAACTAGGGCGATTAAAACGGCGTTCTGCATTTCTATACCTGCCATTACTTTCTATAAAAGAATGAGGGCATTATTTTACCAAAAAGTCTGCCGAACACCTCCTTTCTCAAAGTTGAATCTCTTCATCCTCTTCATCGCTCTCATCCGTATCAGAGTCACTGATCTCCGTGCCGTATTTTTCATAATACTTATTTAACTGATGCTGTGCACGATACATTGCAATCTTTGCTTTTAAACGTGCTTCCTTTACTTTGTGCTTATCGTAAAACTTAGTGGGAGGATCGAGTGTAAGGGACTCCGTAGCGTTCGGATCATTTGGCACGTCGTCCATTGTAACTTCTTGAACCTCTGGGACCGGAAGAGGTTTAGATACATCGATCTCCTCGGGTAAATCCGGAATATCAATCGTGGCCGGTATGGTATAATATGTCCAATGAACCCAAAATGACCCCCCTCGAATCTGAACCGTATGAGGAACGAAAACGGCGTTTGCCGGAAATAACGTTGGTTCCGTACCCTGTAGTACATGTTTGCTAATTTTATGAATGTGTTGCACCGTATAGGGTTTTGAAAAATGTTTGGATGTGGCCGCTAAAAATGAGGCGATCCAGTTGTTCCACCATTCCACATTCTCTTTTACGATCTGTTCAAGACCGGATACCGATAATTCAGAAAGATCTTCTATCATCTTCGATAAGGTAGGCTCTGACTCTGTATGATCCACCTTAAACGTATAACAAGGCTCTATTACACCCGTTGTTGAATGGGGTAGTTTCGAAAACTGAGGGGGGTGAACCGTCGGCATGTCTCTGACCACAGCGATTAGAAGAGAGCAAACAATTTCACCACACTAACAAAATGCCCGTTGACCGGACAAAGGATAATGAGCGTTTTGTTCATATGTTAAAAGGAAGAATTGACCAATTTGCTCTGTCTCTCTCCAACACCGACACCAAAAATTATATTCAACAACTTGTCATTGAGCCCTTCTTACAATTCATTCTTCAACGATTCTTTCCTTATCTCATTATTACACTTTGTGTGTTTTCTGTAATGTTAATTGTTGTAATTCTAACCTTTGTAGTATTACTGATGAATCAAAACAAATCGATTACCTGTCCTTCTTGCTCTCATATTTTTTAATACGTGGAATCTATCGATTAAATTTTTGATACGGAGTAGTAACACGATGACGGACCCCGGCATTGGAAATTTAGTACGATATTGGTTACATTACAGTAACATGGCCTCCTCCTTTTTTAAACAATTCGGTGCCGCTCGAAAAGTAAAAGAGGATTATGAAAAACAGATCATCGCAAACCTTCAACACAATGGCATGGAAAAAGCCATTATTCAAATTCAAAATGGCAGAATTCAAGTTAAAGATACACGCGAAGCCAATCAACTCTCCCTTCCTAAAGTGGAAGAACTGCTTCACGGATACTATAGACAACGAGGTGGAAGTGATGAAACTATAAACATTATGACATTCATTAAAGCTAATCGTGGATATACCACGCGCAAGACACTCAAACAATCGGGTACACCTACCGGTCCCACTGGCGGAAATCAAATAGTGTAATGGTATCTTTTTCGTAATCGATTCATGGAATTCAATCCTTGGATCGATTTTGTATTTTACTTCGATACTCTTACGAAGACCATGAACCAGTATTAAACGAGTTCACTGGGATCTGATCACGCTGCATCTTGTAATTTTGCACCTTCTTATCATACTCCAACGCATCGGGTGTCAAATTCATTGCTTTCTCTGTGGCATATCGTTTATCTGTATCATTCTCACTCGGACGTTTGCCATAGCAATTCACGCCAAATCGTAATTCCGGATTATCAAAATATCCCCCGTTCACACCGGGCACACCACACGACATGCGCTGACTTTCCGGACCAGCTTGTAACTTATCATATGTGGATTGCTGTGTCGGATAGACCGCCGATTGTCCCTTTACCCACCCATAATTGCACCAGTCGGCGCCCTTATTCCAGGCATCTTTCACTTGATCATATGTTGCCAACTCCGCACCAAATGCCTTGCACAGCGGCTCCGCATCCGAATAGGTATATTTGTCAACTGCCACATTGAACACTTGCTTTCTAGCCGGTAACATCTGATTTACAGCACCTCCATCGATCGCCGATAAATCAGGTACCGTCGGTGGAGCCGGTGGTGGAGGCGGAGTCGAGCTGGAAAATAGATCCTTGATCTTCTGCCATGCAACCGATAATCCAAAGACGATCTGATCACGAAACACGATAAACAGAATGAATGTAATAATAAGAACTCCTAAGATCAACATCATCGGAATCGTAATATAAGGCGACGTCGTATTTTCAAGCGATGCATTGACCGATTCCGTAATCGGCTCAGTAAGATCGGACAAGGAATTTACAGAAAATACATTCTTCACCGAATTCGATACATTGGTTGCTGTATTTGCAACGGCATTCTTCATCGACACCGCTGCATTCTTCATAGAAACTGCAGCATTATTTGCCGTATTGGTAACCGTATCCGCAACATTATTCGCGACATTGACTGCCGTAGTCAACGGTGCTGCCATAGTAAACGAATTCATACTTTTAGGAGCATTATTGCTTTTAGGAACATTACTAGACGCCACGTTCATTCTATTAGATGAAATGATTGATTATGATAACCAATTTGATTTCTTATCACAATCATAAAAAAGTAAATTTTTATTAAACACCATCATCTACCGTACGATTTCCTCCACGGGTGTTAATGTAGTTTCGTTGCTGCGGCGTTGTGCATACACAGCCCATGTCCGAAGAATAGGATGCCGAGCAGCACTCAGGCTTCACCTGGTTATTCTTGAACATGAAGAGACTGTCAGGGCCGGGCTGGAACTCAGGGCCCAACAACGGCTCATTCGGCGATGTAGCACGCCACGCGCTCACTCCATTGTTCGGGTTCAAGCGTACATCATCGAACGGGCCAATCGCCTCATACTTATTCTTTCCCATACCAGACGATCCCGCATTCTCCAAGAAGTAATTCATAAATCCATCGCTCGATACACTCTGTTTCGAATAGACCATCATCAAATTCGCAATCAGCAACAATACTAGTCCAGTGATAAGAAACCCTGTTTTCATTCTACTGAATACGCGTTAGATAAAATCTATTTGGTTGTCCGGAGTCTGGCCTCCACAAATGGATAGGTTTCATGAATGGTTTGATATCCTACTTCCGTAAAGTCTCGTATGCATTGTTCTCGCTGTTTCGCTTCGTTCCATATCATAAATTCTCCGCGTTCCGTCATCAACGTCATTCCTGAAATAATATCCGTACCGTGATGTACCGTATTTTTGGTTTTTAACCATACTCCATTCTCCCATACATACAACTCTGTGTTCCATCGTTCATTTGTTTCTTTTGCATCATTCACTTCGCCATAAATAATACCCAAGATGTTCTGTTCATTTCCTTCACGATCCAATACCTTTCCAAATGGAGTAGATAATTCACAGATCGGAACCCACCCATACTTGGTCTTCACGCGGACTTGTTTTCCTAGAATTGCTGTTTCACAATACGAGGTAAGATTGGACTTCCACCCCTCATATTTAGTAGAATCGTGCAAAATTTTAGAAATTAAATAGTTCCACATAAATTGACCCTTTTCATCATCATTCTTGATCTCTTCCCAATCTCGAAACCATATTGTAGTATTATCATTTGAAACTACTGGTATATTATTGGTTGTCGTATTAAAACAATACAAAACGGGAGAAATATGGTCGGTTCGAATACCACGTTCATCTTCTGCCACAGATTTCCATTCTCCATCCGTTCCTTGAACTAAATGTGATCCCGACACAAGAATACCATGAATATCATATAGTGGTACATTACTTCCTTCCATCAAGATAACCGCAGTAACTCTTCCACCGTCCTTACCAAGCTGATCTCCTAACTGGATCTCACTCGCCGGTTTACCCGATTCCATTCCATCACGCGATACCAAAATCGGTGTATCAGCGGCAAAACAGAATCCACCCATCTTGTCATTTGCATCATCCAAGATGGAATTCGATAAAATACCTGTAAATACCATAACAGCGGTAACAATGGCTCCTAACGTTGCCAAAATAACAGGAATGACAGGAAACAAAATAAACCATAAAATAATAATGATAGCCAACATAATGCCGCAAATGATGAGAACTACGCGAATCACCAATTGAATGGAATTAATCATTCCCCGAAAGAATGTGAGCCCTGCATAAATCATGGATAACGCAATTGCATTAATACGCCCCATGCCCATGCGCAGGTATTGAATGATACGACTCATTTCAAACACCGATTCATTAAATTTACGATAATAGATATCCAAATAGGATAAAAATGCATTATAGATCGTTTGTGCAATATTTCGTACCGTATTTAGAGCATTTAACGCATCTCCTGCCACATTAACTTGTTTTCCAAAAATTGCATTGATAGGTGCCATAAAAAGAGTAATAAATTTCTCTACGGCAGCTTGCATACAAAACTCGAAATTGTCCGTTGCAAATTCGGAACCTGAACGGGTATCCGAGTCGGGTTTAAAAAAAGCCGCGGCTGTCATGACCGGTAGATCGCAGCGACGATCGGTCCAATTATTCATGACCCCTGTTTTTTCCAAATTTGCAATGGTCAGCCCCAATGCAAATAGCAGACCAAAGGTAATCATCATGAAAGGCCATTTTGATTCCATCTCCTTTTATGAGAGATTCGTTACTACTTACCTTTGGATTCTAAAAGAGCCGAATAATACTGTTCGGAATCCGGAGAACACACCTCCATGTAATCACGAACACGCATACCATCTTCCAACTCGAGTTGTGAATTTGGGGTTACGACAAATGACACCATCTGGTCGTCTACTTTCTGATAGGCTCGGTGTTGACCCAGTCGTTTCCATTGATTCGATTCGGTATCCCAATATAGGGTTGCAGGTGTCATTCGTATTCCATTCGGCAAGGTACAGACTTCACTCACTTCTCGACGAATGAGACCGACCACTTCCGATCCCGTCGTCAATTGATCACCGATCTGAATATCTTTTGCAGCGACAAGTCCTCGTTTGGTTTGAATCTTGGCAGTCTCATCGATCGAAAAACAAGCATCGGCATACGATCGACGTTCGCTGCTCGGCAATGAAGCGGCATTGATCTTTTCTTCGATCCATTTTAATGTATCCTCATCTCCATCGGGCGTTTCATCATAATCCATAAAGGTCAAATACTCCATTGGAATGGTATGATCCGTCGTATTCAAACAATACAAATGCTCATCTGAATCCCATGGACCATAAGGAATTGCATGGGGGTGATCTCCCGCCATGATCAACTTTCCATTATACTTCAAATAATGGTTCGTACTTACAAGAACTGGCCCTAATCGAACCATCGCCTGACCCCGCGAATAGAATTGAAAGGTCGCCGTAACTCGAGTATGACCCGGAACAAGAACGTCTCCTATCTTTACTTCCTTGATCGGTACCCGATGAATGATTCCATTCTCTTGTACCATCACTTCCGTCTCACCTGGAAAACAGAAGGTATCTAAAAAGGAAAAGAGGAACGTATTGGTAAACGACGTCATACCGGTAATGCCCGATAATCCCATATACATAATGGAAAAGAGAATGGAATACATTCGTCCCATTAACATTTTAATTCGAATGGCACTCATACGAAGTTGAAAGAAGAAGTTAGAAATACGCTCCGTAAACTCTTGAAAAATAACATTGATTCCTCCGCCTAATGATGCAATTACATTACGAAGAGAACTCACCGAATCAAAAATAGACTGAAGAAGACCTGTAAAATTAGTAAACATCGATCCAATGGAACCCAAATAACCTTGTGAATGAGTGCTAAAGACCTTTCCCATACAGAATTCAAAATTGTCCTTTGTATTTTCCCCAAAAAAACTGGCAAATGGCATAATCAATGGACTGCATCGCTGGTTGGCCCAGTCGTTTTTAATATGCTGAATATCAATCAGTTTGTTAATCCCATAAATAACAATATAAATGATAAGCAGTGCAAGTACAATAAAGCACAGAGCATTGGAAAATGACCATAACTCATGTTGACCTTCTACGGCACTCTCCATCCCCCACTACCAACCGAGAAGAGGTTCTTTTTGCCATTTTTAATCTTCCATCTTCTTCGCCGTCATGAGTCATGAAGGAACAAGAATATGATTTACTTTGTAAACGGATGTTTTTCACGTACCCAGTTTCGATCTTTGCTAAAGATCTTGCTCGCATCGGGAGCGGTTCGCGCCGATAACTTTGCCACCGCATCGAGTTTATGAAAAACCGTAAGCGGACCATACACCCCTACCGCCTTATCGAGTGCCATATGGCGCAATCGATCGGCCAAACGATACTGGTATCCGTATTTAATCAGATCACCCTTCCGGAGTTTCCCCATTTGTGTTCCTACCATCTTTTTAAGAGGCCCTCTTGGTGTAATGCATGAGGCAGGAACGTGTACTTCATTTTTCTTTGGACGTACCGTATACATTTTCCCTTTACGACGAACGGTATAACCCGAAGTAGCAATGCTTTGACGGAATTTACGCGTATATCCCTTTCTTGGCACTGTTCCAGACGGACATTGAATATTTTTACGTGTCAATGACATCACTACTTCGTCTTTATAAAAGAATTGTTTTGAACAAAAGGATAAACGTGAAAATGATTTCGAATGTAATCTATGTAGGGGATCGTATCCGGAATTTGATTGCTACCAAAGAATTCCTCAACGCCTCTTAATATTTTTTCCACATCTGGTTTTGCTTTCTCTGGAATATTATCTAACGTATGAGAATTCTTCTTGCCATTTTGAGAAATGATGGCCATTACATAAATCGTATGAATACAATCAGTATACTTCTTTAATAGTCCATCATCTTGTCCTTCTTCCGTATCCGCATCGGTAGAAAGAATTGTATTTTCATAAATGGCATGTTTTGCATTCAGAACATCATTCATAAATTCTTCCTTAACACCCGGTGGAGGATTTTCATTCTGAAAATTGTCTTCCTCGTCCGAATCCGTCCATCGATCTCCACCAAAGAAGTTCATTCTATTCGTAGTCCCATACTATTTCGAAATCAGACCACGCACAATGAATAACCCTGCGATAATAATGATCATATACGGAAACGGATCATTTGAACCTGAACAAAACGGCTGAACGAGTTGTTGCGTGACCGGTTTTGGAACGGGCGGATCATATAATGTATTAGCGGTCGCTTGTGCTGCAAGCATCGTAAGTTGCTCATTCGTAGCATTCATTTTGATTTTAGTGGAATTAGAACCTCCGGGACCAATGGGAAGCGGAGCGACCTGTTTGCTTTGCAATACATTCACATTAGATGTGTCATTTGCAGCGACATCTGCAGAAGATTCCGATGAACTCATGATGTCTCTAATTCATGTGTGTTAATATAAAACGCATTTTCTATCCTCATTCAGATCTACGATGTCGAATCCGAATAAATCATTGCCTCCTGCTCATCGTCAAAGCATTGCGGAAGCAACCGCCGAGGCCGAAGCCCGCCCCGTGGAGTACAATCCAGCCGAACGTGCAAAATACATTCGTACCATGTTACAAGACATTGCACGATGGATGGCAAATGGTGATTCCGAAGATTCCATTAAACAACGTGTACCTGATTTTATGGAACAATATCCTGAATTGTTCAAAAAAATCATTCAAAAACAAGACTTAGCACCCATTCAAAGTATGCTTGCCATGTTGGATAAAATGGGTCAAGGGAATTTGTCTCAGCATCAGGCGTCTGTTATTATTGGGAAGAAATTGGTGGATCGCTATGTGACTCCTCAATTAAACGGCGCCGGTGGGCGAACATCGGAACCTTAAATCGAATACACCAATCATAACTGGTACGCTCATTCCGTTTTAGATACCATGTAATTTGTTCCTCATCATTTTTTTCAATCATTTCAAAAACTCGCTCAAGATATGCTGTTTGTGTATTGAACGATTTTTTTCGCAATTGATGTATGATCTGATGGAACTCTACCGAATGTTCATCTGCATGGAACAAATGATCCAACGGCTGCTGATTCTCTACAATACTGCACCAAATCCGAAGATAATCCAACTCTTCTTCGGAACACCCTATAAACCCCTTTCCAATAAAATAGTGTTCTGGATTACAAGGCCGACTCATTCCTGGCTTATAAAGCGTCCACTCCTCGAAAAAATGCGACAAAAAATATAATAAATCCACCGTGGACGGGTGATAAAAATCAAACAACTTTAATATAAATACACCACCAATCTTCAGAACCTCTAATCCAATCTTTGTAGATGCCATCAGTAACGGAAATACCATCTGTTCCTGTTTCGTATAATCGCATGAAAAATCGAATCCACCGTCCGCTGTAAATAGATGTGTCTTTTCACCAAAATCGGGGTGTGCTGCATAATCAATAAAAAATTGTTGATTTTCAGGTTTCATAATATCACCTGTATCATCGTCGCCAAACAAAATGCGAACATTCTTATTCTTCTGCAAAAAATAAGATGCTCGCTTCCATCCAGGAACATTCGTTCGCTTCGATTTTAATGTCATCGCAATACTGGACTGAATCTTTCGATTAATTTTCGTAGCTTCATCAAACAACGCTTCAATAAATCCGCCTGGCCCTTCACATACATGTGCTGTTCGAATTGGCTCCAATGGAAACTGCTGAAAGAATTGTATCAAATCCATCATTTCAATCATCTTGAAATAAGAACGCGACAATGGCTTCAAATAACAAATCGATTCAGGAAAATTCGGATATTTTTTTTGTGTATAGACCAATTCATATGGATTCACGATTTTTTTATAATATTCCCAATTTTTACCATTCATAATCGACTGTTCATATACATTAATTTGATTTCTACATTCATGGAGAGATTCTTCTTCATCTGTTCGCAGATGTTCATGTTGATTGGATTCTATAACGGGCCGACTCAGTATGCCTGTACGCCCATACAATCGAATGCCCTCCCAAGAATGTTCTTGTAGAGCCAGTGATTCCATACAATATCATGTCATACCGTCTTTATATCTATCGTAATAAAAAATATAATGTATTAGGTGAGTTATTATTCTAGGATATTGACTTCAACGTCTTCTTCTTCCATTACATTTGTCTTCTTTGGCATAACCATGTTCATCTGGAATTGTGTCGCGGCACACGGGTCTGACATCTGTATACCGCCCTCGTCCAATCTAGACAAATCACCGTCCTCCTCGTCCTCTAGACGTTTATTATTCACATCGATATCCTTCAAGAGCTCAGGTAACATCTGATCATCGAGTAGAATCTGCGAGAAGGCTGTTCCACCACGAATTGCCTGACCCATCATGATGTTCGCCGACACACCCGTTACTGGATCCACCTCACCAAACAGCGCCGCTTTTAGCAAGATCTTCTCCGTCTCCTCAAATGATGCCTTTGCCAATGTACCAATATCATTCTTGTTAATACCATAGCGGTCAATTGACATCAGCTTTCCAAAGCGAGTCATTACATCGCACAGGAGGCACAAATGACGATAGTTCACACCTACACTCTCAAAGAGACCATTGATTTCATTGAACAAGATGGCGCGCGTTGCCTCAATTCCCAGTACCTCATATACGTCCCATACATTGGTCGAATACAGCTTGGTACCATCTACCGCTGGGTGATTCATGACCTTGATAAAGTTGGAACCATCTGTATCCAACACAAACTGCTCCACTTGCTGATACTTACCCTCTACCATCTCAACATACTGCTTGTCATTACGGAAGGTAACCGCCTTAATACCAGGAAGTCCACGAATCACAATACTCGTCAGCAGCTTGTTCTGAAACTTCTTGAGATTAGTGAAATCGTCCAATTGTGAAGACGTGTCACGATCGCGATCCGCGCGGTTTGGAATACGAATACGCATTACCAGCTTATTGGAATTGTAATCGCTATACACGATATTTACGTCCTCGTTACCAAACTGGGTCTTAATGACCGAAACGACCTCCTGAATCGAGATATTACGATTAAACATTTCCTCACGGTTCAGCTCCAAACGAAGAACCCACTTCGACAATGACTCCTTATCCACTTCCTCATCGTCAAGCAGACCCTTCTCAAAGAGCTTGTAGAATTTCATTAGTTCCTTATCATCTTCTACCACTGTTGTTTCGTCTTTTTCGTCCCAATAAATCGCAACCTTGTCCGTGATGTTACGCAGAACGGTCAGCTCCAAATCCTGTACCACCTCACGTGCCTTCTCCTTGTTATTGCGATACTCTGGTTTCATATAAATAGTCAACGAAGATGCCTTCGGATTCTGCGTGACCTTCAAGAGTTCTCGCAGACGAGGTACACCACGTGTTACTGCAGACTTACTTGCTACACCTGCTTGGTGAAAGGTATTCAGTGTCATCTGTGTAGCAGGCTCACCAATCGACTGAGCCGCCACAATACCCACCTGGTCACCCGGCTGAACCCATGACTTCATATGCGTCACCACAATGATTTCCATCAGTACCTCAAAGGCATCTTTTGTAAATCGCTCATCAATAATCAACTTGTGTGGCGCCAAGTGAAAGCGCAGAAGAGCGCACCAAATCTTGTGATGCGGGTGAGTACGCTCCATCACCTTACGAATGCCGTCCAACACCATCTTCGGAGTCAAATCCGTCTTCTCGTCCTTCTTCAGTGCAAAGCGATTCTTGATGTTGAGGATCCAGCGTGCCAAGTTTACCGGTGCAAACACACTGCCACTGTCCAGCGACTTCTTCTGAAACACCTCCTCTACCATCATAAACTGATCATGAATCAGCTCATCGACATACTCCGCTAGCATGCCCGCGTCGTTCTCGCGTACCATACCGTCCTTTAGAATAGTACTCCAATCAACATTTCGCATACCAAACTCTGTCTGAATGGCCTCATGCGACAGTGTGCCAATCGGGTAACTCTGAATCTCAATCTTCACGGGATTAATTCCATCTTCGCCATAATGGAACTGAATGATGTTGTTGTTTGCATCGCGCACCGTTCCATCGTGTTGAACCGTGAGGTCCTCCATTGACTTAATGAGCTGACGCTGAATGTAACCTGTATCGGCAGTCTTTACCGCGGTATCAATCAGACCCTCACGACCCGACATCGCGTGAAAGAAGAACTGCTGCGGGGTCAGACCACGAATGAACGAGGACTCAATAAATCCACGCGCTTCTGAACTGTCATCGTATTTCTTGTAATGAGGCAACGTGCGATCTGTAAATCCATAGGGTACACGCTTACCCTCAATCGCCTGCTGACCCAGACACGCCATCATCTGCGCCACGTTCAGCGGCTCACCTTTTGAACCCGAACGGACCATGGCCAATAAACGATTCTCGCTTGACAACGACTGCTGGCCCGCCGAACCCGCGTCCGATGTCGCCTGATTGAGAATGCCAAAGATTTGGTCCTCAAACTCCTGTTGATTGGTCTTTCCTGTATTATTGTCAAACAAATCGAGGTGAACCTGTAGAATAACCTGTTCGACCTGCTTCTTACGTTCCTCGATTTTCTGGCGAATGGTCGTATTTGTATCCTCATCGGCAATCAAATCGCTGATGCCCACACTGAATCCATTCAGTACCAGGAAGTTTTCAACAGTGTTCTGCAGCGAATCCAGGAGGTCGACTGTCTCCTTTGGACCATGATCGTTATACGATACATGAATGATGCCTTTTGATGGCTTCATATAAATATCACCGTCCACTACACCCTGTGTAATGTCGCCCTGATTGATTTTTACATAGTTGATGGATTCTTTATTATCGCCCTTATCTTTGTCAAATGATTTATTGGACATTTCGATATTAATGGGCGGCAACAACGCGCCCAGTACCTGCTGACCTGTCCAGCGCTGACGATCAAGAATACGTGCTGTCGGCATGGTTCCATCAAATCGCTTATTCCACATCATCAAGTTCATGAACTCTCGGCGGGTGAACTCAATGCCTGGCTGGGTCAAACGATACGAGCCCACCAGTGTATCTTGGTACACACCAATCATCGGCTTGGCATGACGCGGTGTAATAATATGATGCGGCACCGCCGCAATTTCTTCTAGTTCTACTGTCGCCTCATAGCTCTGAGGGATATGCGCGTTCATCTCCGAACACCCCCTAAGTTTCCAAAGGGGACGGACTATACCTTATGAGAATTCAAGGTGACTAACCTTTCATCATTCCCCGATTTCCATCTAGTCTCTGAACCTTCTCCATACCCTTGTCATAGCGGGTTTAGGAGCTTGGCTGCGGATTACCCAATCTCTCACTTTTTTACCTTACCTCTGATTTTTCTCCAGAGCCAGACAATGCTTTCACATTATCCTTGGTAGTAAGAGCTTTAGGGGTTTCCCGTCAATTTGAAAATCTTGCATATGTGATTTATTACATATACTAGCAGGTTATATAAGTGCTTATATTACACTCTGATATTTACAACGTTTTCCCAAAGGAGAGATATCAGACCTCCTTTGGCGCCCCACTGTTGGTGACAAGATTTCTACTTAGCGCAAGTACGTTTATCACCGTCAAAGTCGGCGTTATAAGGACGAGTACAAAGAACATTCATGCGGAACGTCTTGTACGGCAACACCTTCACTCGATGACCCATCATCGACATCTTATGCAAGGTCGGCTGACGATTGAAGAGTAGAATGTCCTTGTCCAACAAGTGGCGGTTGACCACATCGCCGTTGTACAAGACAATCTCCTTCGTATTCACGTGCTTCAGAGAAATCATACGCCCGTCCTTGCGCACAATTGTCTTTGCACCCGGCCACTTCTCAGGCCCGTTCTGAATCAGCTTGTACAACATATCCAAGTTGTACGGCGTCACACGCTCAGGCTTCGTCAAGTTCATCGCAATCTCTAGCGGAACACCGATTTCCGCTACACTCAGATTGGGATCCGGTGTAATGACCGAACGAGCCGAGAACTCTACACGCTTGCCCTGAATATTATAACGAATGCGTCCCTCCTTTCCACCCAGGCGCTGCTGAATGGACTTGAGTGGACGACCACTGCGCTGCGCCGACGGCGCCACACCAGGAATCTCGTTATCTACCAACGTCGCCACATGGTATTGAACTACATTCGTCATCTCATCAATGACATTCTTATTCGAGCCTCCCTCGATTTTTGATTGTAGAGTTATGTCGTTTTTGATGATATCAAACAGTTTATGCGTCAAATCGTCCTCTGAGCGCTGGTTATTGTCCTGCACAACCGATGGGCGCACCTGCGGCGGCGGAATGCGCAGCACAGTGCAAATCATCCAGTCCGGTCGGCACCAGTATCGACTCAGACCCATGAAATCAACATCCTCGTCGCTGATGCGGCGGAACAAACGGTGGACATACTCCACTTCCAGCGGCTGTTGTTGTTTCAACTCGTTATAATGTGCCACAATCCGAGCAATGCCTTCGCGCGTAAACTTATCCGGCAGTGGCGCACCGCACCCGTCCTCACACTCCTGCCCGCAACGCTTGATATTAGACGATAACGCCAGAACCTCCTTCCAACGTGCCTCACCCTTACGATGAAGAAGTTCCTTGTGATGGTCCTTATCAATACGAAGCTTTGAGCATCGAATGCAAATACATTTCAGGACATTCATGATCATCGCATGAAACTGAATGTAATATACAGGGCGGGTCAGGCGATAATGTCCAAAGTGACCGGGACAGCCGTGATTGGTTTGACCACAGGTACGACACACCTTGCCATTTTCCAAGACACCCATTCTCGGATCAAACAGTCCTCCAATTTTCGGCTCGTTTCCCTCATACGGCGTTTGCGTAGTGATTTCTACCACCGAGCTTCGCTCAATTTCCTCCGGCGAAAGGATACTGAACTGAACACCGACGACCGACTCAATATCAGAAGAAGCTTGATTGAAACCTGAGGGCATTCTGTCTTGGAGATAGAAACTGTTGTCTAAGCTCTAAACTCTTAAGTTCGTCAATTTTATAACATTTATAAAACGCCCTATGGAAAAAATTCCATATTTTTTTCATAGTATGTGATTACATATGACCACCCGCCTTGAACAAATTCAAGATCTAGAACGAGACTGGGCCACCAATCCCCGATGGGCCAATATTGTTCGTCGCTATTCTGCCGAGGAGGTTGTACGTCTACGTGGATCCGTTCCGATTCAACATACCTTGGCCGAACGAGGAAGTAAGAAACTCTGGAGCTTATTACATTCTGAGCCCTTCATTCGTTCTCTCGGTGCACTAACCGGAGGTCAAGCCATGCAGCAGGTCAAGGCAGGTATCAAGGCCATTTATTTGTCCGGCTGGCAAGTGGCCGCGGATGGAAATATGTCTATGTATCCCGATCAGTCGCTCTATTCCGTTGATTCCGTTCCGAAAATGATCGAGCGAATCAATCATTCCTTTCAGCGTGCAGATGAAATCCAATGGTCTAAAGGTCAAGATACGATCGATTATTTTGCACCGATCGTCGCCGATGCCGAAGCTGGTTTTGGCGGAGTCCTCAATGCCTTTGAATTAACCAAAGCCATGATCCAACAAGGTGCTAGTGGAATTCATTTTGAAGACCAGCTCTCTTCTGCCAAGAAATGTGGACACTTGGGTGGAAAAGTTCTTGTTCCTACCAAAGAAGCCATTGATAAACTAGTGGCTGCACGATTGGCAGCGGATACAATGGGTGTACCGATCGTGTTATTTGCCCGGACTGACGCGGAGGCTGCTGATCTGTTGACATCGGATTATGATGAAAATGATAAACCGTTTTTGACAGGCGAACGTACCAGTGATGGGTTTTTCGTCACTAAAAAAGGCATGGAACAGGCTATTTCGCGTGGCCTTGCCTATGCACCCTACGCCGATGTCATTTGGTGTGAAACGGGTACACCAGATCTGGCCTTTGCCAAGGCGTTTGCCGATGCCATTCATGCAAAATTTCCAGGTAAACTCCTCGCCTATAATTGCTCTCCGTCCTTCAACTGGAAAAAGAAGCTAGATGATGCTACGATTGCCACCTTTCAAGATAAATTGGCTGAAATGGGATACAAATATCAATTTATTACCTTGGCTGGAATTCATTCGATGTGGTACAATATGTTCGATTTGGCCAAGGATTATTGTCAGCGTGGAATGACAGCGTACGTTGAGAAAGTTCAGGAGCCTGAATTCGCTGGACGTGCCAATGGATATACCTTCGTATCTCATCAACAGGAAGTAGGAACAGGTTATTTTGATGACGTAACAACGGTGATTCAGGGGTCTAATTCTTCGGTAGTGGCAATGAAACAATCTACCGAGGCCCATCAGTTCTAAACAATTGGTACACGTAATCGACAAATGGTCGAATGATACGATTTCGACGCTGTGCAAGATGATCAAATATACATCGTTTCATCAAAACAGGAGGATTATCTTTTTGTTTTGATTGATAAAAAATAAACCAGTCCGATAAATCGTCCATTCTATCATATTTAGTTATGCATTCTTTACGTGATGTGTAGGACAACACGTTCTTTCCAATTTCGCGCATTTGGTGAAAAGGCACATTGAATGGTGACCTGACGATAAAGCGTACTATCAATCTTATGCGTCTCGTCTCGTGAAAGTACTGTGTTGTGCGATTGAGAACGGTACGTCGTAGAAACCATGCGTTTCCATGCAGGAACATATATTTTGAGTTTGACCCAATCATTCTCTTTTGGTTGAATTTCGAGTAAGATTCCTGTAAATTGCGTTTGGCCTGTTACAATGGCTTGCAAGAAGTCCATATCACGCGCAAATCGTTTGACTGCTTTCCCTCTTACATTCATATCATACATTGCCTGTGGAACAATATAGGTTTCATTCGATCCTTGAATTAATTTAGTCAAGACACGCTGATTGACCAAATCCGCATAACGACGAATCGGACTCGACGCATGAGCATAGGTATCAGTAGTTAATCCATAATGCTGTGTATCGGATTCTTCTGCCAAACAGTATTCCGCCGATGAAAAGGCTAGCTTCTGTAATTCAGGTACATGTGTGCTATATTTCTCTAGCCTCTCTCGATCTGGTGCGGTATGGCGCCGCAGAATTCCTTGCCCTGCTTCTTTCAACTTCTTTCCTGCCTCCGTATTGTATAGAATCATCATTTGGGCAACCCATTCATGAGAATCGTGTACAGGTTCCTTTGCAAGATAAGATGCAATTTCACGAAGAGGGTGTTGATAGGGAGATTCAGAGTCTTGAAACTCCTCATAGGTATACGAGGTATTTACCCGCAACACCGATTGAAACCATGAACCATGTTGAATATCTTTTCCGTTCCAGATGAATTGAAATGAAATTCCATATGATTCTTTTCCTGGAAGAAGAGAACATGCCTTTTCTGAATACTCAGAGGGGAGCATAGGGCGTAGGACATGACCATTGGAATCATAGAGGGTTTGACCAATTAAGGATGCCATGATATCGATCGCTCCTCCATCTTCTACATAGGCCGCCACATCACTAATCGTAATCGTCACCTTCCAGCCTTCTTCGATGGGTTCAAACGTAAATACATCATCTACATCCTTACAGCCTTCTGGGTCGATATGAAATGTATGCCCCGAAAGGGTAATACGAGAAGAGGGAGCAAGAATGGGTTGATAATCATATGTTGGATATTTCCAAGGACAGGCTTGCCAGATCAGTGCAGTCTTTTCTGCGTGTTCATCACCAGATAGACCCAGTGTTTGTTGAATACTTCCTCGAGGAAATGTAGTATTCTCCCAGTTTTCAAACGAGATCAGAACAATTCGATTGCGGGATCGATCCGATTCGGAAGATCCGACAATGAAGTGGGGATATTTTTTGTCATATGGCGTAAAGAGATACATCAAATGTTTTCGTTTGGTCATTCCATAGGTTGACTTATTCGTGAGTTCCAATGTTCCAACGATCAATGGATGCTGATCACGCAATTCTAATTCACATTGATGATTGATCCATGAAACATGATCGCCAGGAAGACATTTATTGGCCGCTTTGGATCCGACCCATTCGTGGAGAAGATCGCCCGTGTCACTTAAGATCATAAATCGATCTTGATCTGTCGTTTGGAGAATGCCCCGAAGCGAGGAGGGAGGTTGATCAAGGGGATTGCCCCAAAGTTGTTTCAAATGATCCATAGGTGATCGATTCTAGATGATGATCAATCCTCAAATTTTAAATCGGAGGATAGATCATTTATCTAATGTGACGCGAAACAAAAAGATTTAATTAGAGTATTTGATACTTTCAAAAGCCCTAAGCTGTGCAGGAGAATATTGTATTGTTTGTAGTTTATCTATCAATTGTATAATACCATTCAATTGATAATGATCGATGATTTTTTATCTGGATATTTCACGGTAGGAGGCGAGACACGAGTAAGAGGAGAGTCTGTAGACGATACAGAAATGAACGAAGAAGTAGACGAAACATATGTAGGAGGGGTGTCGGGTGCCCCTCCTAGGCAACACCACATATACCATATCGTTCGTTTTTTAGATTATCAGTCGTTTAATCGGATTCATAGTCCCGAAGAGGGTTGATTACCCTAATGTTGTTTCAAATAATCTATAGGTGTTCCATCCTCAAAATTTAAATCGGAGGATGGAACATGAGTGGACCGTTTGTGTGTAACATACGCAGACGTGAACAACGTAAAATGGAAACAACAGAACGTCCCAGCAATACGGCACTGTATCAAGAAAATCAAAAGAGTTTGAGCGAGTTGATGAGATTGCGTGAAGAGCAGGATAAAGGGGTATTTGCACCAATTTCACCTGCTACATGTACAATTCAACCTACAAATGATTCTACACAATATACTCCATGGAAAACACCCTCTACCAATTAAGGACCTTATATGATTTCCAAATGTTCTTCGTAAAATGAGAAAACGTTTTTGCACGATCGATCATAACAGGATTGTATCGATAATGAATCAGTAAAAACATACTTTCCCCCTCAAAGGAGGGGATATATACATGATAAGGATCAACCGTCACATCATAATATTCTAGTTTACTGGTGTCACCATATAATTGAATCGGACTTTCTCGAATGATTTCTTTAATGAATTGGTAGGGCTGTACTTTTTGCGTAATCGAACGAATTCCTGCATAGACTGCGATCGTTCCTCCTAACCGTTTCCAATACGGAAGATGATGAAATAGTGTTACCCATTTATCCTTTTCCGATTCTAATGGATCAAATAAATCAATGATGATGACATCGTATGTCTTGGACGGATATTTCGTAATAACTTCAAAGATATCTTCATAATGAATGTGTAAGGCAGGATTCTCCCATGCCCCTTTGGCCCATTGTGGGTATTTAGATTGAAAAAGTTGGACCACGTCGCGATCCCATTCATACATATCGACATGCTCCACCGTTGGCCATTTTAGCACTTCTCGTGCCGTGGCACCTTCTCCTCCGCCGATAATCATGACCCGTTTGGGTTCATATATGGCGGCCATGGCGGGGTGGACGAGCGATTCGTGATAAAGATACTCATCGATTTCACAGCTTTGAATTTGTTGATCCATATAACATGCTGCGCCCCATTTCTGATGTTGAACCATCTCAACATGGGTTCCGCGATGGGTTCTTATAGAATCTATGATATGTGTGTTATGCCATTGTTGTGTTACTCCGTTCCATGTATTGTCAGAATAGACTGACATAATATGTATTTAGTGATACAATCTATTTAAGTCTTATTGAAAGTGTTTATAATATTATTTATACATAATTAAAAGCCATATTGTTTAATAAATAATGAATAAATTGTATAATATACGGTGTTAATATCATATTTATAACTTTGTATGATATAACAACTATATATGATGTCATATATCGATATCATAACGATTCATCGGGAATAATTATACATTTTATATCTATTGTTATCATAGAGATGTCACAAGCTGCTGCTTCAGTACCGGCAGCAGGTGTAGTACCATCACTTCCCTCCTATCTAGGGGTTATAGAACATCAATCTTCTATACCCATTTTAGGGCAATTTGCATGTGCAGATTGTAAACATGATTTCAGTCATGCAAAGACGACGATATCATATACAGATGCTATTAAATCATACTCTCCATCATATGGATTATCTGTTGTTAAATTTCAAAAATCTGGATTAAAAATTAAACAGCAACTAAATGAACATACAAATGCGTATTCTTTTTTTGGAGATTACCTTCATCATATTTTACCTGGTCCAAAGATTAGTAAACAGGACCATAAAGATGAAGATGCTATTACAGAATCAGTCGGTTTAGATTTAGGTTCATATAGAGATAAATTAATTATTTATGGAAACAATAATTTTACGAATGGACCATATATAGATCTCGGAACAATTCCTATTAATGGTAATATACAACATAACTATCAAATACACGCTTATTCAACAAAAATTAGATCCACTAAGCTATCGATTCGAGGTGCATTGCGTACTGTTGCACCTACTTCTAATGTATTTGTTATGATTATTGATGCTACCTTTATTTCTATGACTGAAATTAAAAAAACGCTTAATCTGTCTGAATATACAAAAGAACCTATTATCGTTTATATTATTCGCAGTGTTGAAAATACTGCAGATCCTGCTACAAAAATTTCAAATATTGAACAAGAAGATAATAACATAACTATATTTTATTTAGATGACGAAAAGTATATATCGACATCGCCTCCGTTTAATGATATAAATGCTGTGAATCAAATGTCGAATCTGTTTACTACATTGTCTGTTACATGTTATCGTAAAAATGATGGTACGATAACAGCAGATATAATAAAAACAGATGGCTCAATTATAACAATAGATGATATAGGCAGTGCAAGTGAAATTAATAAAGCAGCAAGTTTAGCATTTCAACAACTTATCATTGAGCATGCAAAAACTAATTCAAATTTAACACTTGCTTCGTGGGAAGAAATTCTAGTATTTATATTATTAAAACGTTCTGGCGATTGGAGACAAGCACTATGCTTATTGGATCGCGATCGAAAATATTATATCAAAGATATAAATAATCAACCTGTACTGATTAATGGTAGCCCTTTTATTTCTCTTAATGATCTATTGACTCAATTTAGAAATCAGATTGAAATATTTCTTATGACACATGATCGAATTTTATTAGCATATGCATTGTATTTGGGATTGAATGTAGGATATAGTTTACGAACTCCTATTACGTCAGTACAGGGTGATGAATCACAATCTGTAACATGGCTGCTCTATTTTAAAAATATAGCAGATGCCACGATTTCACCTGAATATATTGTAGCACGATATGAAACATTAAAACAAGCACCAGGGTTTAGCATGCGTTTATCATTAGATACATTATATACAAGCATTATAGAAAGAATTTCAGCTATTCAACCAATATCATTGTTAAACTTTGAACAATACTCTATTAGTATTCGTCTCTTATACCATTTTATAAAACAAATTACACCACGTAATATAGTTACCACGTTGTTAAAAGCAATTGACACTAAAATAGAAATAATAGAGACTAAAGGTACAAATGGACAGTCCTTTTTCTCTGAACTACTTCAATTAGAAACTGAAATAAAAACTGTAGAAAATATATATAAAACTCATACTGATGTTATTAGAAAAATAGAAGAATATATTAGCGGCCAAATAGATCGTGTTTCTATCATGCCGTCTACATTTATAGAAGAACATAATAACATAATAGAGGTTAAGAAACTGTTGGATAATGGAATATCGATATTTAATCCAAATAATGGGCCTGTTACTAATTATCATATATTTAAAATGAAAACGCTTGCGTCTGCCTGTAAAGATTATAAGCAAATTATGGATATTCGTGAAGATCCTTTTTATAATATTATTAAAGAACGATTGACTCCTATTATACAGCCCACATTAACTGATATATCTCAACAAAAAAGAGTACAACAAAGAAACTGGAGACAATTATTAAATGATATTGAAAGCGAATTAGGATTTCCTAAAACTCAATTCGGTGGAGGCTATGCAATACAATCTGGTGGAGGCGTGGGTGATGTTGCCCTTCTTGATGTTCAACAAAATATTATTAATTTACGAGAGAATATTCGTCCATATGATTTAACCGAAGCAAAAGAATTATTAATGAATCAATATTCACGCACACCAGAACGACTGCCTGTGTTAACGAATATATTAGAATTTATGTATCATACGTTTATAGGGAAAGTTAATTTAAATGAACCATATTATACTGATTTCATATTAGATTGTATTGATAGAATTCCTCCTGAGGCATTTACGAGCGTTGATGCTATTTTTATAACTGAGAATGTTGAAGGGTTTATAGCTTTATCTACATCATATCCTCTAGAGCCCTTATATAATAAATTAGAATATGGTACATCATTTGTAGAAAATAATTTAGCATGTACAATAGCAGATCGTTATATTATTTCAGAAAAAGAAGGTCGCAAATTGCATCAGATTGTTTATCATATTGGAACGCGTGAATTGAATGATAATAGTTTTGAAAATCCACATTCTAAGACATTTATACTATATAGATATCCTTTATATATTCTTGATAAAATTAATAATAAGATAGATACATTTGAAGAGATAGATGAATCGGATGAAAAATCAGCGGATTCTATATTTAGTTATGAAGATATAACATATGAAAAAATAAAGAAATATCATATGTTACTTTTATATATTGATTCAACTAAAGATAACTGGAATCATACTAATATTCTACAATTATACGAGTGTTTTGAGGATAGATGGAATCAACAACTACTTCAAACATTTTTACCACAAATGGATAGATTAATTTCAAAAAGAAGACTAAAAGAATTATGTTCTGTCTTACGTATAAAATTTATATTAAGATACCATGATTCTATTGGAAAAAGGATTACTACAGAAGAAATACTAGATCTATTTATAAATATTATGCCCTCATGGATCACATGGACAACAATAGCTGGTATTTTACAACCTGGTACAATTCGTTCAATAAATGATATTATTGCCAAAAGTATACAATATATTATGACAAATATTGAAATAGGACATGTATACCAAATTCAGCAACAAGGCCCAACTTTATTAAATGCGAGACCTGGAGAAGATATACCTAATGGATTAGTATCGCGATTTATCTATGTGTGCGTGAGTACATACTATTGTTCGCATCGTATTAATTATCACGACAAGCTTCATAATAATGTAATATTATTAGGTCAGTTATTTAGTACAATAAGGCAAATAGGTGACCCTGTTCAACAGTTGGTTGCATTTATGCGTGAAGTATCCGACCCTTTTATAAAAGATGCACTTGCTCATGGATTAATTATAATCTCCATAGAATTTAATATTATACAATATGTTAATGAAATTTTACGCATGTTATATACATCAAATATTTTAGAAACATACAATATCATATCAGACGTATATCGTACATACAGTCTTGTTAATCCTTCTATTTTAAACAAAGTTCGTGGAATTATATTATCTATTCCTATAGATGCAGCTGGAGCTCATATGAATGAGGATCTTATTATTAGATTTTGTATATTTAAAAATATTGAACTGCCGTCTTTAGAACAAGGCCCGTCACAAGGTGGTCGAAAACGATGGCCCACCCGAAAATCCAGCCGTTCTCGTCGCAAGAAGACCATGTGTAAACAGAGTAAAAAACAAAAACGTAAGAGTATGCGAAAATAAATGCACAGTTCTATATTATTTTGTATGGTGAAGAATGATACAAAATAATAGGTATTAGACTACAGTTCATATAAATTAGTCACATTTAGTAATTTATAAATGTTCCTCTTATTGATAAATCAATACCATATTCGTTCGCTATTTCATCAATAAACATTTTATTCATAGGAGTATTATTTGTCCATTTTCCATGTCCAGTACAATGACATATTTTAAAATGATGTGATAAATAATGACCCTCATTTGTAAAAAGTACATCATTTGGTGAAGACAAGTAATAATTATTGTATTTTGAAACATATGATTGTACGTCGTTATCTTCAATATTTCTATACAATTTATAATGAAATACACTTGAAATATCCATTAATGTTGATGTTCTCCACAATGCTGATGCAACTGACATAAAATACCCAGAATGTATTCTTTTTAATAATGGTCCATCAAATACGGGATGATCTATCCCTGATGTAAATAACCGAACTTGATCCATATCTTTCTGTTCCATTTCATCAATAATACTATTAATTACATTTGGATCTACATCTCCTACCAATATATTATTATCATGCATCCATAATACATATTTTGTTTTGATATGCTGTAAAATAAAATTTATTTTAGCACCATGCGGGTTAGAAGCATTATATTCAATGATTTGATCTTCATTAAGAAAGTCATATTTATCTAATATATATTTTTTACAATTGGTTGCAATATATGGTGTAATTGCCGGATAGTGTTTACGTACTCTCTTAATGTGGATATCACATATATCATTGTATTCTTCATTTGTATAAATGATATATGTAAACATATAGTATTGTATGTTACTATCTATTATTAATTTTAAACAAATATATTACCACGATTTCATATTTGATACATGATTCATAAGTTCAGTGACTAGATGCATCGTTATAAATGTCTATATATAATAAAAAAATGTAGAATATAAAAGATGATTAATAATTATATTGTATATGATTACAATTATTTTTGGTACAAGACCAGAATATCTTAAAATTAAGCCAATTGTTCGTGCATTAAAACAACATCAACTTTCCTATCTTCTTATTCATATCTCACAGCATGAACATATAGATATTAATCCAGAGGATCACCCAATTACATATATTCAACTTGAACCACACGATTCTATGTCACGTCTCTGTCTTTTATCTACAGAAATTATGTCTAAATTAGATCATATACTAAATAATACATCATATCTTATGGTTCAAGGAGATACTGCTACCGCATTTTTTTCCGCACTATCTGCATTTCATAAACAAATTCCAATTTTTCACTTGGAAGCCGGTCTTCGAACCTATGATCTACAAAACCCATTTCCAGAAGAAGCATATCGTTCAATGATTTCAAGAATTGCTACTTATCATTTATGCCCTGATCAACGTGCAAGTGATAATCTTATTAGCGAAAAAATTACAAAAAATGTATATACTGTAGGAAATACTATTCTTGATCTAATTCAATCATATCAATTTACTCCTACTATTGGAAAAGATGTGTTAATTACTATACACAGAAGAGAAAATTGGAATTCCCTACTACATATTTTAGAAAATATTAATCATATTGCACTGAATAATTCTCATTTACAATTTACATGGATTCTTCATCCCAATCCATCCATTCGAAATCAAATTAGTGAATATCGCCAGTCTCATAATATAGCACTAAATTTATTATTTTCTGATCCATTATCTCATTATGAAATGGCTACAAAAATGGCATCTGCGCCTTTTTTAATTACTGATTCAGGTGGTATTCAGGAAGAAGCAAGTTTTTTAGGAAAACACTGTTATGTTATTAGAAAAACAACAGAACGTGATGCAATTCCTCCTATATATATTACACTTGTTCCTAATATTGATAAGCTGAATGATATTATTTCTTCATCTACATACATGCTATTACCGCCGTGCGAAGTATATGGAAATGGAACAACCTCTGAACAGTTTATTCAAATTTACAATCAAGTTGTGAGAAATAAGAGTTAGGGATAGTATAAATACGATTAGAAGCCCCTTTTAATTCATAATCAAATGCCGAACCTACATCAAGATATGTATTTGTTGAATATAGTTCAAATGCTTGGCTAGCCCATATTTTTGATATAGGACCAACTGAGAAACAAAAAATTCCAGATCGAGACGAAATCCATGATAATAACGATGATGTTACTTCTGCTTTCTGTTCATCCCATTTATTCACTAGAAATGGGTCAACTTCAAAATGTTCTACTATATTAAATAAATGATTAGTAGATGTAATCTTAGGTCCAATATAGTAAATAGGTATATGACTATTTTTTAATTTATTTGTAAATGGTTGCCAATTACTATTACAGAAAATATTAGCAAATGTCGTTGTAGATTTATTCATATTAAAGGTATTCATATAATACATCATAATTTCCCTATTACATTTCTGGCATGGTATTCCAATATATGTATTAGGATTAGTAGAAGCAATACGTATTTGGTTAAATAAATCATCTTTTAATGTACCCGTTCCATTAAAATACCAATCATCTATATTATTAAAATCTCTTCCAATTAATACACCATATTCACCATCACTTGGTCGTATCAAACAAAATGGAGTGTGATTATCGAGCAATGTAAAAAAATGTTCTAAATGTTGCCGATTATTTAATACCCATAATTCTGTCATATATCATATTATAATAGTTAATATATAATATTTATACACACCCGGAATAATATGTGTATTTTATTTAATACTTAAAGCGTATAGTAGTATAGTATTATATTATGTCAGATATTACAGCAATACTTACAGTATATCGAAGACCTCATACTCTTTTAGAACAATTGGAAGCACTTCAAAATCAATCACAACCACCTACACGTATTATCATTTGGAAGAATCATTATGATGGGATTGTTCTTCCTGAAATTCCTGAACACCTTATGAAAAATATTGACATTATTAATTCAACACGTAACTTTGGTGTATGGGCTAGATTTGCAGTAGGATTATTGGCAAATACAAAGTACATTTCTATATTTGATGATGATACCATTCCAGGTAGCAAATGGTTTGAAAATTGTCTTACAAGTATGAATATCCGAGAAGGATTATATGGTACAATTGGCTTGTTATTTGGAAACGATGATTACTGGAGTTTCAAGCGTGTAGGCTGGGATGAAAAGCATAATTGTAATAATGATACAATTTGCGAAGTGGATATTGTTGGACATGCATGGTTCTTTAAAAGAGAGTGGTTATGTGATTTATGGTCATTTGCACCTGATTATTCTAAGTTTTTGACATACGGAGAAGATATTGCATTTTCTGCTTTTTTACAAATGAAAAATATTCCTACCCTTGTACCGCCGCATCCAAATGGAAATTGGGAATTATTTGGAAGTCACCCTCATAAGGCATGGGAATATGGTTCAGAAACAGTTGGTATTTGGGCACAGCAAGAAAGTAGTAATCGCTTTCCAGAATTATTATCATATTTTGTAAAAACATATGGATTTAAATTACTGTGTCGTAGATAATACTTTTTTTTATATAATATAATAGAATGAATTATATTATATTATATCATGTGGGTATTGGGGATCATATTGTTATGAATGGATATATACATTATTTACGTACATGTCCCGACACAAATAATATTTGTATTGTTGTTTTTAACAATTATTCAAAAGATACAATCGTTCATTTATATGAAGATTATCCTTCTATATCACTTCATTATATGGACTCTGATAATGATTCTATTTTCTCTATGATCAATCGACAGCAATGGATGTCAACATGTGTATATAATAATGAATTATATCATATTCTTACATTCGGATTACATTCTCAACATCAAATTGTATACTATGGAGATCATTGTTGGAATTCATCCTTTTATATTCATGCAGGAGTAGATCCCTCTATCCAATTTACTCATTTTAGATTACCAAATGATATGAGTTGTTCAAAAGAAAAATATAATTCATTAATCGCTCGATTACAAACAGATCAATATATCATTATACACGATGATCCATCAAGAGGAAGACATATACATGAAAATACAGTAAAAGATATTTTAGAAAAAAATAAACATAGTAATATACCAATTATTTATTTTGGGATCAATCGATATTCATATCCATTATTATCTGATTTAAATAATGCACAACATGTCGATGATATTTTATCATGTGTATCTCTTTTAGATTATTATGATATTATTTCTCATGCAACAGAATGTCATTTAATGGATTCTTCTATTTTATGCTTAACAGATCGAATTACTGATTCATCTGCTTTATTATATAATCATATGTATGTTGTACATAATAATTTTTCTAATAGGTATATTACATCGATTAATCGAAATTGGAATATACTTTTAACATAATCCGGGCGCGTAAATAAAATGAATATATTAATATTAGTATATTATATGTTGATTACTCGCAAAAATTGTGTCATATGCGATAATACATTATCACAAATTACAGAATTACATGATCATATCGTATCATTCTCGCCAACTAATGTACCGTGCTATGAAAATGAAACAGTCTCACTTCCTATTGGATATTGCAATCATTGCTATTCTCTTCAGTTTATGAAGTTGATACCACCGTTTATTTTATATAAAGATAGTCACAATGAAACATTTAATACACCTACATGGAAAGAACATCATTCTCGTTTTTATGATTTTTTTAAAGATATGTTATCACACATGAATACGTGTATTGAAATTGGAGGTGCGCAATGTATTTTAGCAAATAAAATTATAGAAGACTATCCAACATTACAATATAGTATTTTGGACATCATTGAACAACCATTGACAAATATCGATGTTCAAATTGGAAATTGTGAAGAATATTCTTTTTTCCAAGATGGTGTAATATTAAGTCATGTATTTGAGCATCTTCATCATCCGCGTGCATTTCTTGAAAATATTAAACAATCTTCTGTAAACTATGTGATTTTATCTGTTCCTAATCTAGAATATTTATTAGAGCAAAATAATCTAAATCTAATTCATATTGAACACACATTTTATTACAATAAAATACATTTAAAATATCTTTTTAATCAGATTTCATTCTCTTGTATTAAACATGAAGAATTCAATAACCATTCCTTATTTTATATTTTTAAAAGAGATAATACAATTATAAATAATATTCCTAATTTTATATATAATGAACAATTAGTTACATACTATGAAAAAAGAGAAGAAATATTACATAAATTGAATGTAACCATACAAAATGATATATGGATTGCACCAGCGGGTCATTATGGTCATACAATCTATTCTTATTTGATACAGAAAGGATATTCCAATCAAATTAAAGCCTTCATTGATAATGATCGATCTAAACAAAATAAATATCTGAATGGCACATCTATACTTATTTTACCCTATTCCGAACTATCAAAACAATCTAATATTACAGTTATATTATATGCAGGTATTTATACAAAAGAAATATCTTCACAAATTACTTTGTTAAATGATAAAGTAAACATTATAACAATATAGAATTGTTGGAAGGAATAGTTGTATAATATTCGATCATTTCCTTGATCCCTGATTCTAATGGTGTAAATACAAATTCATTATTATAAATATTTAAAAGTTTAGTATTATCTGAATAACAACCCAACATATCTCCAATAATCTCGTCTTCTATTATTATTTTTTTATTAAAATGTCCAATATCATTCATTACTCTCAATATTTGTTCAATTGTCGTTTTTTTAGATGTTCCTAGATTAAAAATTTCATTAAAGAATCGCATGTTATGAATTGAATCACATACAATTTTTGCGACATCTTTTACATAAATAAAATCTCTATATCTTTGAAGTGACCCCTTAATAGTAACACAATCTATTTCTTTATTTAGGAATTGTGATAAATAAATACTTACCATTCCTTTTTTAGAATCTTTTAAATCCTGCCCAGGACCATAACATGTAAATAATCTAAAAATTGTATAATTTATATTATAATGTTTCTTATACAGTTCTAAATATTGTTCACTTGTATATTTATGAATAGAATAAAATGAATCAAATTGCACATCACTTGTTTCATTATACTGACCTGGATTCGATGTACCTCCATAAATACATACTGTACTAATAAATATAAATCGCTTACATTCTATCTTTCTACATAATTCTAATAATACAAGAGTTGACTTTGCATTTGAATTTAAATCATTAAAAACATCACTGAAACTACCTTCTTTGCTTGGTTGACCTGCTACATGAATTATAACATCATATAATGTTGTTATCGTTTTCAATAATGTTTCATCTGAACAGTCGCCGTGTATGAATGTTACATGATTTGGAATGTGTTTAAGATGACCAGTTTTAAGATTATCAATAATTGTGATCTTATTTGTAGGATCATTTATAAGATGTGATACAATATTTGAACCAATGAAACCTGCTCCACCTGTCAATAAAATATTCATATTCTTTTATGATAATATGAATATCTATTTAAGTCATTGATAGGCAACATTAACAACAATATATGTGATATAAATAAATACCATAATAATATGCTGAAATACATTTATGAATATTTGTCTTTGAATAATCTGCAAGTCCAAACCAATGTAAAATTACCATAGAAATAAGAACATCTTTATTATCAAATAAATCAAGGAATGTATTCATATTATTTGTAATTGACACGGTGATATTTGTATGATCGATATAAAATATATATTGTTCATTTCTATTAATTTCATCAAATCCACTTAGTGAATATAGAACCTTTGCAATATCATATTCTTTTGGACCAAATAATTTAGTATTTCCAAAATATCCACGCGGATCGATAAAATAATTTTTCATATCACTATATATAATATTCGACAAATGTGGATCTCCATGAATGCTTACATATTCTTTTACATTATTACGTAAAAATGCATTAATTGTGTTAAACATTCGTTCAATAATTACATCTGGTTGATCAATTATTGTAGTATTGTTTATTGATTTGATGTATGTAAATTCTTTTAATAATGGTGATACATTATATAATCTATGTTTTACTTTATCCATAAATTCTATATGTATATCTCTATCTATAATACATTGTGACATATTAATAGATTTCAATTGATGTAACTTATTTAAATCATCAAGTACATTTATAATGTATTTTCGTTGTTTATTATATTCTTGTTCTATAAAATATTGATATCCTGTTTTATTTTCTAATTTCTCCATTTCAAACGAGTGCAATGAATAAGTATAAATAGCTGGTATGTTTTTCAAATTATGAAAATAATGAAATCTGTAAAATAGTAACTCATTATTTATGATAATATTACCATAATCACAGACAGACTGTTTAACAAGTGTATCACTTGATGTATGCGTTATTTTATTAAAATACCGTGTATTATAATTATGTTCACGACTATACAATAACGTATTTAATTTATTGATATCTCCTATATCAATCAACGATTCAATTTCATATGTAATAAAATCATCAAAATTATCTTTATAACAATCACATATATCCATAGTTTCTTTAAATTTTGTAATATTATTGAACTTTGAAAAATAATAAATTCCAATCACGTTTCCATATTGTTTTTTATAGATTTGATTATTGATCGCATCATATCTTCCAAAATTTTTATAAGTAAAGATAATATTCATATCTGAAAATGTATTTTTTTGTATAAACGATGTTGGATAAATATCACACCACGTTAATAATATCTTTTTATTTTTAAATTTGGAATTATTAAATGCATTATGTATTGTAAAACTATTTTCATATCCTTTTATAATTTCAACATTTATAATTTCATATTCAATCTTTAATAAATCAAGATAAAACTTTGCCATGTTATTATATTTTTGTTGTATAACAATTATAAATTTTGAAGTATATTCTTTCCAATATGTTATAATATTATCCAAAATTGTTACATTGTCAATTGTTACTAATAATTTAGGAATGTGATTCGTAATTGGAAATAATCGAGTTCCATCGCCGCATGCAACAATTGCTACATAATCAAGTACATATGACGGTGATATTATAATTGAATTATTTTTGAGTAATGATATTACTTTTGTACACAGCTCTTGATATGTTTTATCATTATCGATATAAATATGATACACATTCTTAGTTATATTAAACTCATTTATATAATTAAAATTGAGTATTTCCTTATTTAGATGATAGAATATTTCATTTTTAAATTTATTATCTCCCATAATATAAACAGGTTTATTTAATGAAGTAAGCATTCCAACTTCAATTAATGTACCAAAAAATTCTACATCGTCATATTCTGAATAAAATATGCCAAAATCACTTTTTTTTATATCATCTAAAAATGATTGACACAAATCCTCTTTTTCTGTTATACTCATTTCATTCTTAGCTGTATTTTTATAGATCCATTGTGATGTTATATTGAAATTTGTACGTTCCTTTAATTGTACCCATTTATTCATATGTTTTGTTTTAGATGATATATAAAATGGTGCAGAAATAATATCTTTTTTATAGTTTACATTATATTTATCAATCTCTGTAAAATTATTTATATAATTTAATGGATTTATTATATTAAAATAGTAATACTCTTTTGAATTTACAAGAATGACATTATAGAAAATATTAGATGCAGATAAATAACCACTGTAACTATCTTCAAATACAATACACTTTTTAAGTTTTTCAACAACATTTAGATTTGGCATCTTTTTTAATACATTTAAATAACCTTCGCTATTCGGTTTTCTCATGGTAACATCATCTCGTGTAATATAATTCAATGTTTTTAAAAAATCAAATTTCTCTATAAAGTGCATACATATCTCTTTTGTTGTATCTGTTACAACAAATATATCTTTGCCCTTTTTTAATAAATTATAATAAAAGTCTTTGAATCCAGGTTTTAATACAATATCTTTTATAGATTGTTTATATAGTTCAGTTTTTAATTTATAGATATCAAAATATCTATCTCCAAATACTTCTTTCAATAAATTATTAATATTTGAATGTCTTAATTCACAATAATTATCATATGTTAGTGTAAACTCTATATTCAATAATTCTAGTGCTTTTTTATAACTCATATAATGAGATAATTCTGAATCTACAATTACTCCATCAAAATCAAAAATATATGTTTCATAGTCATATATATCCATAACTAGTATGTATACATATTACCTATAAAGATAATTCCGGGATTAATACACATTATTAAAATAATAAATATTATAAACTTAAATATAAACCATATTCTTTGTATAGAATGGTTTCTGTATTTTCATTTACAATCTATGGAAATGATAAAAAATATACAAATGGATTATTAACTAATCTTCAACTTATTCAAATTGCATATCCTTTATGGCAAGTATGGATTTATTATGGTTCAGATGTCGAGGAATCGATGCTTTTGCAATATCGTAGCTATTCGAATGCAGTTTTGATTCCAACGAACCATACAGGTGCGATTACTAAATTTTTCCGATATTTTCCAATTGATGATCCATCTGTGGAAATCTGTATCGTACGTGATTCAGATAGTCGTGTAAATGAACGAGATCAAATATGTATCAATGAATTCTTATATTCTACTAAATTATTTCATATTATTCGCGATCATCCTAATCATTGTCACAAAATTATGGCAGGTATGTGGGGTATTAAAAAGGGTGTTTTTTCTGAATCAATTCGTACACTATTTGAACAATGGAGACACCATAATGAATTTGATTTTTGGAGCGACACACGTTTTTTAGTAGAATCTATTTACCCAAAAGTACATTCTATTGCACTAATTCACGATGATCATAATCACTTTAATGACGGAGCAATTCCTATACCCCATAATAGAATTATAAATCACTTTATTGGTCAAGTATATGAATATACAGATTCAGGAGAGGAGTACCCTAAATTTAATTATTAAATGGTTGTTAATCTAAAGAATTATTTTTTACTATAGTAGATGGAATTAGTAGTACAATTATTTAAATATATTCTAGATGAACCAAATCGGCAAGGTAAAGAATATCGACAATATGAATTAAATCAATGTCTTATTCGAAATACACAGAATCCTGTTTTTTCAAAAATACATATTATTGTAGAAACAGCATCTGATGTAGAATATTATCGTTCAATAATTGATTCTCTAACCGAAAAAACAAAGTGCCTTTTTTTTATATTTGGCAGACAGCCTAAATATTCTGAAATTGTTCGATATGTTCATACAACTATTGAAGATGGTAAGATTGTATGCATCATGAATAGTGATATTTTTATGGGTTTAGCTTCGATTGAATTTATTTGTTCTGAAATCGATATAAATACCATGATATCATTAACACGTCATGAATTTACAGATGAATACCATTCTGTATGTAATGTTGATACCTGTAATCTAATCTATAAATATCACGGATCACACGATGCATTTATCTTTACTACCCCTGTACCATCTACTTTTAACTATTCATTGATTGATATTCCTCAGAATATTGGAGGTTCAGAAGCTATTTTTATGAAGGCATGGGTCGATAGTGGAAAGAAATTAAAAAATTTGTGTTTTGATATTCCAATCTTTCATATGCATCGGTATCGTTTTACAAATTATAATGTAATTGCTACACATGAATTATGTAATGTAAGACCAACGGTTCCAAAAAATCGTCCAGACATTCAAGCACAGATGATTACTATGTTTTAAGTAATATGAAGAATATATAGAATAGATTCTATTAATAATTCTAATGTGTTCGCACAAACGATGGAAACGATAAGTTTAATAAGTTAGTTGCACTTCATAGACCAAAACATATCATCTTAATTGAACCGGACTATGAAATACATCAAACTATCATGAATAATTATGATGATATTGCAAAACATATACATGTGACAATCATTAACAAATATGTATATCATACAGATGAAGATGGGCATGATATGATTGCATATCATAGTGATTTGCAATAATTTGTATCTTTTATTATGATTAATATGTCGTTGGTTTTATATAGAGTATCTATAATAATCCTTCTTATAATTGCTTTTTCATATTATTATATACTATTAAAATAGTACAAAATAGCATGAGTGTAATATATTACTTTCCAGTAGAACCAAACCCATTTGCACCACGTTCCGTATCTGGCAATGACTCCACCAAACGAATATGACGTATCCATCCCATATCTGGAGCAACGATTTGAAATAGGCGTTCACCTTTTTGAACCTTAGATTGCGCAGTCATAGACCACACAGGTGCTTTTAATTCTCCACGATAACTCTTATCAATTACACCCGCCGAATTGGCCATCATAAGACCCGACTTATAAATGGACGATCGTGGCATCAAAAAGAAATGACTATCCGTTTTAACTACATCATTCGAAGTACCATGCGGTAATGGCTCGACCTTAAGAAGACGTGCTACAATTCCAAATGGAATAAATTGTGGAGTCTGTTCTACCGTTACATCATCTGACGTAAACATATCAAATCCTGCATTCGCATCAGAACGATTGAATAGCGCAATAGGATAATACGTCTGGATCTCAGGCGCCAATGGCAAAATCTCTAACTCATACCATGTCGTCATTACTATGATTAGTACACAAATGAGCTTTAGATTGGAATAACACTACAAGGATTTAAACGTCATTTACGCTTATTATATAAATGAAGTGGCTTGTTTATGGAAGTAAAGGTTGGATCGGCGGTATGGTATGTACACAGCTGACTCTCCAGGGTGAAACGGTAGTAGAAGCAACGGCTCGCGCAGATCAAGAAGATGATGTCGAAACGGAGCTTAAGAATACTCAACCCGATCGAATCCTCTGCTTGATTGGTCGCACTCATGGACCCGGTTATTCTACCATCGATTACTTGGAACAAAAAGGCAAACTCGTTGAAAACGTCCGTGATAATCTATATTCTCCTCTGGTACTGGCACTTTTTGGAAAGAAGTATGGAATTCACGTAACATATCTCGGCACCGGCTGTATTTTTACGGATCGTCCTGGCGAGACATGTTTCACTGAATCCAGTCGCCCTAATTTTTTCGGAAGTGGTTATTCTACCGTAAAAGGCTTCACCGATCGTCTCATGCATTTCTTCTCTGATTCCACCCTGAATCTTCGCATTCGCATGCCGATTGTTGGATTTCATCACCCACGTAATTTTATTACCAAGATTACAACCTATGAGAAGATCTGTAGCATTCCAAATAGCATGACCGTTCTAGACGATATGATCCCAATTATGATTCAACTTGCCACAAAACAGACTACCGGCACCATTAATCTTACCAATCCTGGTACAATTTCACACAATGAGATTCTGGAAATGTACAAGGCGCATGTGGACCCCGGATTTACCTGGAATAATTTTACGATCGAAGAGCAATCAAAAATATTGTTGTCCGAACGTTCTAATAATGAATTGGATACCTCGCATCTTCATGCCCTATGCCCAGATGTTCCCTCTATTCATGAATCGGTCGAGGCGTTGATGAAGCGCTGGACTCGGTCATCATTAGAGTCGCAAGTATAAGGAATCGGACACGACCACATCACGAATCAGGTGTGATTTGACCTCTGTAATTTTCTCCACTTGCTCTGTGTGCTGACAATATGTTGCCATTGACAACCATTCGTCCAGCATATTCGCAATTTTAAGAACGGCCCGAATAAAGTTTCCTTCAAATAAATTATATTCCTTGCAAATCACCGATGCATGCTCGCCCTCCATCCATCGTTGCATGGGTTCCACCATCATGGTCGAAGTATTCCAATATCCTTCGACCGGATATCCTACACGCTCATCAATCTCTTTCAATTGCCCTGCCATTTTCTGAAGATGTCGAATGGCATTCACTGTTTTCGCAGAGACGTGCAAGTCGGGTAGTGATGGCTGCTCCTCTGTATCTTTACGTTCATGAAAGCATGACAACACGCATACCAGTTCTACACCCGATAGTCCATGCAATGTTTCTTCTACATACAATTCTGTCATGAGGATCGGGTGACCTTCATTCACTTCTGTCGCCAGAATTCCTTTCAGACCCAAATCATCACTTGTAAGCGTTTGGGGATCCGTATGACGAAGATATCCTAGTTGATGGAGCATATTCACTACCGGTTGAATGCTGGACTGATGTTGTTGAAGCGATACCAACCACTCTTCCTTTTCTTTCTGTTGTCTGTCAAGCGTATGAAATAGCTGATAATCAAGTAATGCCTGATTCCATTTCGGACCCATCTGGCCATTCTTGACACGATCTAACTCGCGTTGAATCTGCTTTCGCTCCGCATTGACCGTCAACTTGATTTTCTTCTCGAGTTCCAATCGTGTCGCACACCCTGACAAGTACGGTTCTGCTAGATGCAATGCTTGCTTTTTCTGACGACATACTTCAATCTCTTTTGTCCACTCCATTATCTCTTTCTTACGCTGCTGAAACCAATAACTTTGTTCCATCAATTGCAGCCACTTTAATGGCTGCGATGAAGCTTGAAGTGTCTTCATCAAGAAATCATAGTGGAAATCCATACGACTCTCAAGAGGTGGACGGGCTCCTTTCATCATGTTTTCCATCTCTTCCGGTTCTACCGGCTCACGATCAGGCAAATAGATAACGACGCCTTTATCATCTTTACCACGACGCCCTGCTCGGCCCGCCATTTGAAGATACTCGTCATTTCGTAACATTCGCATACCACCCGTTGCATCATCGTACTTTTTAAACCCGGCAAAGAGAACGGTCTTTGTCGGCATATTCAGACCTACCGCAAAGGTTTCCGTACAGAACATCATCTTCACATATCCTTTCGTAAAGAGAATCTCAATTATTTCTTTCAAAATCGGTAGTAATCCGCTATGGTGAAATGCAATACCACGAATTAAGAGTTCGTAAATCTGATGATATTGTGGAATCTTCTCTAGCTCTGACATATGTCTGTGCAGATGAAAGGATATGATATGTTTCACAGCAGCAGTATCTGATGTATCAAGAAGACTATGTTCTACTTTGGCTGCATAGGATTCACACTGCTTTCGACTAAGAACAAAGAATAGTGCTGGCAATAATTCTTTATTTTCTAACATGGTAGTTACTTCATTCAGGCGATGAACGAAATGAGACGAATGGACTTTTCCTTCCACACCTCCTTTCATGCCTCCATATTTTGAATCGGCCACTTTTTGTTGAAATGCATGAAGTTCTTTCTGATGCCCATGATACGCTCGAAACCAATCTATGTAGACGCCACGATAGTATGTTTCTTTCGCGTCCATCAACGGAATCATTTTGTCTTCCTTTCCCAGCACATAATGCGTTAGAGGAACAATTCGATATGTGGTTTGAATCAAATGAATTGGTTTTTGTTTGAGCTCACCTAACCATTGCGCCATATATTCTGGGTGGTCTAGTGTGGCAGATAACATGACCATATTAATAGAAGAAGGAAGGAGAATCATCGTCTCTTCCCAGACTTTTCCACGATCCTTATCATTGATGTAATGACATTCATCGAATACAATAGCATCAACATTATCCATAGAAAGAGATGCCGTCAGGCCTAGATGTTCGGTTGTCGTACCGCGCTTATACAACAAATTTCTAAGAATTTCAGTGGTCATAATCACAATTTGTGCATCAGGACAGAACTTGATATCTCCTGTCATAATACCCACCGTTACTTGATCAAATTGATGTTTCAAGTCATAAAATTTTTGATTGGAAAGAGATTTAATGGGAGTCGTATAAAAGATGCGTTTTCCTTTTTTTAAAGAATGATAAATCTGGTATTCGCCTACCAGCGTTTTACCTGAACCAGTCTTGGCACAAACAAGTACATTTTCATCTTTGGCGATAGCCGAAATAGCATGTTGTTGAAAGGGATCGAGTGGAAATGTATAGGGGTGAGGTGGAAGAACAGGTGACGTGGAAAGATCTGGCTGAATGAGAAATGACATGATTAATTTTTTTTGTGTATATAACTCATTCAATTTTACATGGTTAATGTGCAGGTTTCAAATACAGAAATAAACTTCTGAATAAATAGAAAAGGAAACGATACATCAATTAATTCCTCATTCGGCGTTGTACCAAACCAAACAGCCACAAATAAGGGAAAATAACAAATGGCATACTCAAAATCTTTATGATAAGTTTCCCATGGATACTCTACGCCTTTCTCTTTTAGTTTAAGATAGTAATACATTTTAAACAATTCACGATATGCTTTAATATTTTCAATGGTAAAACTCTCAATCATAAAAAATACAATATCTTGAACTCCTTTTCCATTTGCAATGTATTGCCAATCAATAAAATAAGGCATATAACCATTATCATGTCTCTTATAGAAAATATTTCCAGATTTTACATCACCATGACAAAGTGTTAAATGGTCGTGGCTTAAATATTCCTGTACCTCTTCGAAGCTTTCAACAATACCCTTCATTCTAGTCATTGTTCCAGGCGAAATAATATGTTTCCATTTATCTGAAAATTGTGTCCATCTTTCCCTCATAAAATTACCCCATACTGGTTTGAATAATGTATCATTATGCTTTTGAAGATGTGGAAAAGATTTTGATAAATTCTTATTCCAAAACTGAGAATGAAATACTGCACATTGTTCAATAACTTTTAATGATACGTCAATGCTTTCCTTATTAAGATCCAAATTTAATACCATATCTTCCTTGTTGATATTCTCTAATAAAATACCCTTTGATACAAAATTTTCATCTTTAATTGTACCAATATATTTTGGAACACATACTGTAAGATAATTTCGAATCTGTTCATAAAAATAATATTCTCGATCAAATAATCCTAATCGATAGGCCATTTTGGTTAATGAAGATGTATAATCATTTTCATATTTGAGAACACAATCAAGTGATTTTCCTGATGTTAATCCAATTTGAACACGAATGACATCCGAAATGTATCCTCCTTTTAATTTATTGGTATCCAACTCAATTGTTTGAATCGGATAGTTTGTAGAAATCGAACGTTGAATCATCTTCTTTAATTCAGAACATTGATCAACATTCTTTTCAAAAACTGATGTGGTATCCATATGTAGATAACTAGTTATACGTGTCTTTATATTTAATTCATCTAATATCATATCATTTGAGCCATTATTTACTCCGACAATATTTCTAGGTGCAGCACTTAACGCGCTTAATAATCCCGACTTTGAATCCTCAAAAATAACACATTGATCTGCTGTTATTTTTACTAACTGCATGGCATGCAGATAAGGATCTGGATATGGTTTTGGTCTGGAACATTCATTTCCAATAATCATATAATTTATATATTTATCAAGACCTATATATTGTAATATAGCTTCACATGTATCACGATTGCAATTGGTTACAATACATACTGAATGGCCTTTTTCTTTGATCGATTTTATATATTCTACTACACCGTCGATTATAATAATATCATGAAGATAATTACGAAATAACTTATCTTTCATAGCAGATATCGTGTGAATATCATATGATAATGGATCAATATGTAATTGATCCATCGCAAATTTATCATTATTTCCTTGAATATATTGATTAAATATATATTCTGTCATAGGTATGTTAAATTGGGCTAGAATTTCTTTCCACACGTTATGATAAATTATGTCGGTTTGTACTAATGTACCGTCTAAATCAAATAAATAGGCACGATATTGATCCATATATTGTTCTAATTCTTCAGGCGTTCCTAGAGAGTGATAATTGGATCGATCCATTTGGATTGCGCTAAATTCTATTCCTGCATCGATCATATGTTGAATCACACAGGACATATAATATTCATTTTTAAATCTTATATTTTGATCGATAATTGCTTGGCAGTGATATTCGAGATCATACATATCTTTAAAAAAGTACGCACCTGTATTGGCATAATGACTGATCTTATCCTTTTCTTTGATTTCTATAATTCGATCTTGATCTAACCGTACATACGAGTAAATGGGATTAGAACCTTGATCTTCAAAACAAATTGTTGCTGATGTAGTAAGAATACGAAGTCTCTCTAGAATCGGCACATGATAAATTGTATCACAGTCTAATAATAGTGTTGGACGATGCGATGATAATTGTTTTTCTATTATCTGATGAATACCGTAGAGTATGGTTTCTGCTGCACCATCGGTTCGTTTATAAATCGGAATTAGATGAATCAATGGGTAACGTTCTTTTATTAATGTATGAAAACCATATTCTTCCAATGAATAGTGGTAGACAATAAATAGTTTGTCATCTGTAGTATAATCAATTGAATCAATAACATGATATATCATTTTTTTATCAAATACATCAATCAGAGGTTTTGGAAGTTTATAGCCAGCATCTTGAAATCTTTTTCCTATACCGCATAATGGAATAATAATATTCATTACTATGTATTTCCATATTAATTAAATAATAATATACACATTTCAATGTATATCATAACTTAAACAATAAAATCAATACATATGCATATGTTAATTACATATTCAGAAATTCAAAATATTCTTTCAGCGCATAATATACAGATTACAGGTGCATTTCATATTGGAGCACATGATTGTGAAGAAATTCCGTTTTATCAACAGTTACAGTTATCTATGAATGATATCATATGGTTAGATGCAATTCCTCAAAAGATTACAGAAGCAAAAGAAAAGGGTATACCGAATGTATTTCATGCAGTTGTTACAGACAAAGATGATGAAGATATTGTATTTCATTTATCCAGTAATGGCCAGTCATCTAGTGTATTAGAATTTGGAACTCATGCACAAGAACACCCGTGGGTGACATATATTGACGAACTCTCTCAAAAAAGTATTACGATTCGTTCATTTATAGAGAGAAATCATATTGATATTTCAAAATATAATTTCTGGAATTTTGATATCCAAGGTGCAGAACTCATGGCACTTCATGGTGCAGGTGATCTAATTCATAGTGCTAAAGCTATTTATCTTGAAGTAAATGAAAAAGAACTATATAAAAATTGTGGATTAATTGGCGACATTGACAAATTTTTAGAATCATATCAATTTAAACGTGTTCTTACAAATATGACTGTTCATGGGTGGGGTGATGCACTATATATTAAGAATTCATAACTTAAAAGGTGTCATTATTTATTACTATAAATGAAAACAGTTGTTGTCACCTTAACCGATCAGGGTTACTTTCATAAAGCCAAACGAACGATTATGGATATTCGGTCTCGCGGCCAATGGACAGGGGATCTTGTATTGATTACCATTGGGTTCGATGCGCCGCGCAACTTTGTGGATTATTACAATGTTATTTATACACGTATGGAGCACATTGATACCAATGCGTTGGTTGAGAAGTACCGTGCGGATCCCATTCGTCCTACCTGTGATAATCGTGAATTTGCTAAACTAACACAGTGGGATAAATTCCATGTCTTTGATACAATGTTTATGAACTGGGATCGTGTCATCTTTTTTGATGCCGGTTTACGCATTTTTGATAAGGTACAATACCTTGCTGATTTGCCATGCGAAGGTGTGATTATGGCACCAGATGATGCTGCTCCCTATGATACACATAAACGATTTGGAGGCATTATTGAAACAGTGGAGCACCCCGAAGTGGCACAACGATTCTTTCAAGAGTATGATCCTTCCATTCTTAGTGAACGCTATTTTTTGAATTGCATTTGGATGTATGATACCCAACTTCTTCGCACCATTCATGTTGGAGATCTGATTCGCACTATGAATGATTATCCGATTTGTCGATGCAATGAAATGACGGTAATGAATCTTATTTTTACATATAAACATCGTGTATGGAAACCCTTTCCAGAATGGATTGACAATCCTCGAAAGCGTCTCTTTGGTTGGTCCGAACACGATCGTGACTATGGTGGACATACGACATGGCGCGATTTCTGTTTTGTGAAATATCCATTTACCATTAATTTCGATTGTGAATAATGGATAACTATACTAATTATTTTGAATGAATATTTAAATTGATTCGAAATTATTATATAATAGTTTGTTAACATGGTACAATCTCCCAGTTCTCTTCATAAATATCGCTAAAAAGCTGTGGACCCGCTGGACCAAACCATTTCGATGGAGCCATCACATGTTTTGCATCTGCCATCCATACACACCACCAGATAAATGTTGAATTGGACATAATAAAGTTATGAAATTGCTGTAATAAGGCATACGTTCGAATGTCAGTATCCTCAACAATCATATTCTCGTGATCATAGACAAGAGCGATATCATCACGAATCTCGTTCCAAAATGCTGGGTCATCACCACACATTACAAAAATAGGACGGTCTACTTTCTCCACTATTCTTCGAACAGCCTCCTTATAATAACTACCTTCCAATGGTCCATGAAATTCTCGAGCGGTAATATAATCAGTGCGACGAGAATGAATGACTACAACACGATCTTTATTTTCGATTAAATGAGAATATGTTAGATTCACGTCTGATGTCAAGGGTAAGGACGGTCGAAATAATTCTTTAATTTCATTTTTAATGGAATCTGTTTGATAATATTTTGAAGTTTGTAGATATCCTTTAAGAAATATTCCATTAGAAGGCAACGGACCGATCTCTTTATACATTGTTGCAAGAGATTCATTCCATTGTGTCATAGAGTCATGTGCTAGATAGGGGACCAAATAGGGTTGAATCTTATACAAGAGTGTATCCCAATAGACCGGTCGATTACCATTATCTTTCTTTTTAAAAAGAAGAAATCTCCCACCCGTTTGTCGCGCATAAGCATAGGCAGCTGCAATTTGAAACAACTGATTTCCAAGACCTCCCATAATATTAACGGATACTGTTGGTATTTGATTCATCATATAATCACATTATACCAAAATCTTTAGGCCATATATTAATGAACAATTACATTACATGTTGCTTGAACACCTCCCTCTACTGCTCGTGCAATAATTGTAGTATTTCCCATAGATACTCCATGTACAACTCCAATAGAAGATACGGTTGCTACATTCGGATTACTAGATATCCATACAATCGATTTATTTGATGCAGTTGATGGAAGAATTGTTGCAGTTAATTGTGATGTCGCATTACGAGATGTGATAAGCACAGTTTGACTAAGAGATATAGAAGATACAGGCGTGGTAACACGAACCACCATAAATACCATTTTATTTTTATCTTGAGTGATTGCCATAATGATACCTGTTCCATTGCCAACTGCGGTAATGAGTCCAGTACTCGATACGGTTGCAACACTAGATAGTGCAGACATCCATGTAATATTCTTATTTGCAGCGTTAATTGGTTGAATGGTTGCAATTGCTTGAAATGTATTTCCTTTTGGTAATGATATATTTGTTGAATTTAATGAAACGCTTTGAACTCCTACGCCAATAGATACAGAAACCGTCGCAGTAGATCCAGAATCCACCGAGCGAGCAGTAATTAGAGCAGAACCTTGTGTATTACCTGATGTCACAATACCAGATAATGATACTGTTGCAATGTTTGTATCAGAAGATGACCATGTGAGCTGTTTATTTGTGGCATTCGATGGAAATACCGTTGCAATAATTGGCTTGGTTGTTCGAATATCCATATTCAATGTACTTGGAGATAACATGATCGACACAACGGGTATAATAACCGTAATTGTACATGATGCAGTAAGATTTCCACTTAGCGTCATTGCAGTGATAATCGCTGTTCCAGCAGAACGGCCCGTTACTACTCCAGATGAGGAAACCGTTGCATTAATGGAATTGGAGCTCCATACAATAGTTTGATCTGTTGCATTCGATGGAACAATGGTGGCAAGAAGTGTAATCGTATTATTCGGCTGAAGTGTTGCAATTGTAAGGTTTAATGTAATTCCTGTTATTGGAATGTTAACATCGCGTACTGTCACAACGACACTCGCTGATACATTTGAACCATCTGTACTTGTAGCTGTAATAGTTGACGAACCAGTAGTTAATGCAGACATTAGACCATTTGTGACCGTCACGACCGATGAGTTGCTCGAAGACCATGTAACGATTTTATTAGTTGCATTGGCTGGAAGAACTGTTTCTACAAGCTGAGAAGTTTGTGTTGGACTCATGGTGATACTTGTTATATTTAATGTAATACTTGATACCTGTATGGTGGGATTTGCGATAAAATCTGCAAGAGCAGCTCCATTGATACTTCCTAGACCCGTACAGTTATCATATACGATACCTGCATTATACCCTCCATTTGATCCATGCGTTACATCATGAAAACACGAAGAGTATGGTGCTTGATACAATAACGGGTTAATGAATGTTCTACAGTTAATTGCTGCTAAAAACCCGGCAATGGTAGGGGCAGCTACACTTGTACCACCAATGACTCGAAGTTGACCATTAATTGTAAATACCACCCCTGTATTTGGATCCGAAATGGACGCAACATCAGGAGTCAAACGGTTTGTTCCAGATAACTTAAATTGGTATGATGGTTTCGAATAGATTGCACTAATTCCTCCTCCACCCGATGACCATGCCGTTTCTACGGTTTGACTATCATACACATTATTAGGACAAACCATATTAGTACCACCTACTGCAGTTATATTTGGATTGGAACTTGGAAAATCGACATAATTGCCTGTTCCTCCTACACCGTTATTGGATCCATAATCGCCTGTTGCCGCACATATATTGATACCCGCCGCTGTCATATTGTTTAACACCGCATTAATTGCAGATAACTGAGAATTTGTAAAATATATTTCAGGAGCACCCCATGAACATGAAATAAGATTTGGTTTATATTGTTCACCATTTACTGTAATTGTATTTGAATACATGTAATTCAGGATCGGTGCAAACTGATTAAATGAATTGGGTGCGATGTATAAAACAATGGTTAGATTGGCACTCGGACACGCTCCTCCAACTGCTTCCACGTCTAATGTATTTTCTATTGTAGACCCCCCGTCATTTATATTAGGTACATTGGTTGCCCCATTAATTGGTACAACAATTACTTTTGGATGATTATTGGATGGAATTCCAATCGAGGTCCAATAAGACTGTACGTCTCCATTTGTAAGTACACCCTGTGAATCAACTGTTCCATATAACCCACCTCCAAAGGACATCACTCCTACCACATATTTTGTGTTCGTTGGATTTGGAATTTGATAAATAGAACGAACCTGACTCATTGTAAAATACGGTACATTGGTTGAATGAGGGGTTAATACATCGTGTGTATCAATACATGAACAGAACCGCGCAGCCATTTGACGAGGAATGGGCAAAGATGTGATATGGTGTACGGATATCCATGACTGAAGTGCGGATAGTTCACTGCTATAAACATCAAGTGTCGTAGGGCTTACTAGAAATGTTTGAAAACCTGCAGAAATAGCGTATTTCTGAATTTCTGCAGTAAATGGAACAAGAATAGACGCCATAGAGTTCTGTTGAGGTTAAAGAATATTTATTATCCTCTATACAGAGTTGCTATGGTATTCTTCACTATTCTAACACCTGTCTATAATGGTATTGAATTTTTGGAAGAATGTATTCAAAGTGTTCGTGCACAAACATATTCTGATTGGGAAATGTTGATTGGAATTAATGGACATGGACCAGATGGAGGAGAGGTTGCACAAATTGCAATGAAACTTGCAGCAAATGAACCGCGTATTCGTGTGATTATTCAAGGGCCTCCTCTTAATGGTAAAGTAGAAAGTTTAAATAATCTGGTTACATTTTCAAGGGCAGATTGGATTGCCATTTTGGATTGTGATGATAAGTGGGAATCTGATAAATTAGCTCAACAACTACGTGTTATTAATGGTGATGGTCACGATGCTGCGGTAATTGGTACGTTTTGTACATATTTTGGCGATATAACTGGAGTTGTATCAATCGAATATGGATATATCGATCCATCTGTATTAGAAAATCATAATCCGATGATTAATAGTAGTTCTGTAATTCGTAAGGAATATTGTCATTGGGAATTGAATGATATAAATTATACAATGGATGATTATCATTTATGGATGAAAATCGCCCTTTCAGGTGGTAAATTATATAACATTCCAAGCTGTTTAACATGGCATCGAATTCATCATACTTCTGCATTTAATACGAAAGGTCAATCAAATGAGCCACTTCGAGAATGGTATAGAAATATGCGACTCAAATCAAATAAGTAGGATTGAGTACATATATCTCAGGTAGATCCGATAATAAATGTTCTAAGAAAAACCAATCTCCATTTTTTCCCATTATAACTTTGGCAAGAGAAGGATCATCTAAATATGTTGACAGCATAACTTGTTGATCCTTTCCTGCAAAACGCCCTGCATGGAAATATGCTTCTAGCATACGCTCATAGGATCTCTTCCATCGTAAACATCCATTTTTTCCTCCTCCCCATAATCCACCAACTAGGCGGACATCATTCCACGAATGTGAAATAATTTCTCCTCGAATTCCGTCTGAACGTATAGCCTGATCCGATATTGTCAAATCGTTTATAGACTGAAGAAGAATGCATTCCGATTCTAAATATCGAGTACAAGGAAAAGTATCTAAAATCGTTTGTGAAACGGACGGATCTCGAAATGCCCCGATATCACACCAGAAAAAATAATCCGTTTGAAATGGATTAGACAGAATGGCCTGTTCTACAAAAAATGGTTTTTGAGCCCAAATTGCATACAATTCTGGACTATGACGAAACTGTTCTGGATCAATCATATAATGCTGGTTCCATTGTAATTCATATCGTTTCCACATCTCTAATTCATTAAATGGAATCGAAACTATATGAATGGGTAATTCACCTCTCTTTTCACGAATCCATTCCACCATATTTTGATCCGTAAATAAAACAATAGGTGATTTAATTTTAAGAAAGGTTGTAATCCATGATAAATATTGTTCTTTAGGAAATTTTGAACGAATAGAATAATATGCAGTCACAAGTGTACAGGCCATTTCTGTATATTATATGTTCATACCCGTTTAAATAATAATTTACACATATAAAGTATATGTGTGCCTTTTGTTATCTCCTCTACACAGACGAAGGTCAAACTTATGTTGGCGCAACAGTCGATCCAGACAGACGGTTGCGTCAGCATAATCAAGAAATCAAAGGCGGAGCTCGTGCAACTGGTATTCGTGTTGCACAAGGACTAGAATGGAAACGTGCATGTATCGTCCCCTTTCCGGAATGGCGAACCGCCTTACAATTTGAATGGCGATGGAAACAGCTAGGTCGAACACAATGGAAACATATTCGTTCACCTTTAGAACGACGACTTCGCTCTCTTAAAACACTTCTATCAATTGAACGACCCACTTCAGCCGCCATTCCGTATGATATGTATCCAGAAGGGAGACCAATCATACAATGGGATTCACAAGATTGTTCTGATCAGTTTGATCAGATCCATTTATAACGACGCCATTGCATAATGATTGTCTGTCGCCCCTGGCCCGGTCATGTCCATTAATGCTTTTGCCGTTAAATTCGCCTGGATCTGATCGTCCATGTCTTGATCTGGTTTACGATTGACATCAATACGACCTTGGAGTGTAGGAGCGCGCGTAGATGACAATTGATCCATTGTTCCAGGACTCATTCCAAAAAATCCTTCATCTCGGATCTCTTTTGAAAAGTAAAGTACGACAATCAATACCAACAGGCAAAATACAAAATAATTCATACCCAATATCGTTTCCATATCTATCTTAGGATCGTAAAATAACAATATCATTGTCGATCATCTCTCCATTTTCATGAGACATACTATTTATTTTAGTCTCCGCTCGATCTAATCGTATCATTAATTGTTTTACATCATGTAATAAGGTACGTATATGTTGATTGGATAATTCATCATTTACATCAAGTTCAGAATATTTTCGGTCCAACACATTATGGGTGTACTCAATCACTGTCTGTTTTTGTTCTAATGCAAGAACTCGATCTTGTATAGTAGGTGTATCGGTCATAGGCCACCATTCCTGAAAACAATTCAGTTGCGATCCGGTCACTCCCATTTCTCTTGGAAAACAAATAAAAACGAGTACGAAAAACAAAAATAATAATCCAGTATTGAATTACATGTCATCGTGGGCCAATCGTCAATTACCTCGTAAGCGTGATCTTTCTCAAATCCCTTCCGAGTTACGTCCTCAAATTATTCATCGTTCCGAGCAACCACATGTTATTCTATCAGAATCATTTCAGATCAAGCCAGTCAATGAAATTGTCTATCCTACTCTTACATCATCGGAACCTATCTTCTCCGATCGCAGACTATCTACGATCAAAAAGATCGAAATCAGCCCCATTTCTGCACAATTACTTACCTATAAAGACAAGACGTATGTCTTTGTAATTCTACGAAATATTCGTACAACAAAAGACAACGATCTTTGGATCTCTTGTTATAATTCGATTCGGCGATTTTATACCAATCCGATCAAAATTATTGATGATAATTCCACGATCAACACCGTAAATGGAAAATTGATCGATACCGAAGTAATTGCAAGTGAGTGGAGTGGGGCAGGCGAGATCCTTCCATATTATTATTTGTTAAAGAATGCATGGGCGGATCGAATGATTTTTCTTCATGATAGCATGTTCTTATCTCGCCCATTCAAGGATATGGAATTAGAGGATCCTGTTCGATTTCATTGGTATTTTACAAATAAACATAACGATCTAAATTATGCAACCTATCTGTCATTGTTGTCTAACTCTGGTCCCCTTATAGAATATAGTAAGCAACTATCTTCCTGGAAGGGGTGTTTTGGAGGGGCAACGATAATCGATAGAGAAGTAATTAATGCACTAGAACAAAAATATGGATTGTTTTCACGATTGTCAATGGCAATTCGTTCACGACCACAGCGCGAGTTATTTGAGAGATTATTTGGAATGATTCTATTTTATGAAAAATATGTTACCGATATACAATGCTCAAACTTTGGAGATATTCTTCGCTATCCAGGCGCATTCGAATCACAGATTCAAACATTTGAATCTGCATCTTATAAATTGGTCCAATCAGGATATGATACAGCGATTGTAAAAGTATGGAGAGGAAGATAATATAAAGCGAATCTATTTACTATAATATAGTAAAATTATGTCATGTTTAGATCGAATTGATGCCATTCTTTATATTAATTTAGAACATCGAACGGACCGTAATGAACATGTTGTAAACGAAATAAAAAAAATAGATCCAACTCTTTCCAAAACACATCGGATCAATGCAGAATATGTCCCAACAAATGGGGCATTGGGTTGTTCTTTAAGTCATATCAAATCTCTAGAATTCTTTTTAGAACATCCTGAATGGAATACATATATGATTTTAGAGGACGATTTTACTTTTGTATCCGATAATATTCATAATTATGTTATTGAATTATGTGATATGATACCACGGTTTGATATGATACTATTAGCATATGGACACGATAATCTTTCTTACGAAATAACTAATTTATCTAGCATTCATAAAGTTCGTTCATCTCAGACAACGTCAGGATACATTATTCATCGCGACTATGCTCCGATATTGTTACAAAATTTTAAAGAAAGCAGCAATCTTATTATACAAAAAGGCAATCATCATGAAGCATATCTTGATCAATATTGGAAACGACTAATGCCAAAAGGAATATGGTATATGTATCATCCGCGAATTGGATATCAATATGCAAATTATTCTGATATTGAACATTGTTATCATAATTATGAATGTTAAATATATAAAGAGTAAATAATATAATATTATATGTCTTCTTGGATTTCATGTAGAAGACCTGTAAATCGAACATTTATTCCGGTTCCTATTCCACCTTTTATCCCAACATTTCATATTCTGATTGCAACTTCAGGCCGGCCATGTTTACGGCGTATGCTTGATAGTCTAAAATCAGAATTAACATCAAATGATGCTATCACCATTGTATTTGATGGAAAAGGAAGTATAGATGCGTGCGGATTTACGAATGACTGGATTAAAGATCATCGTGCCCAGTGCACAATGATCGAACAAGATCCAAACTTGGGATATTGGGGGCATGGAATTCGGAATGTTTATCAGGGTAATTTATCACCTACGACTACATTTATTATGAATGCAGATGACGATGATGTGTATATAGCTGGTTCATTTCAAATATTACGATCTAGGTGCACGGATCCATCCACATTGTATATTGCATGTCTATACGATTCTGAAAAAAAGATAAGAATTCCAAGTCTTTTACAACGAAATATTGTTCAAGATGATATTAGTACACAATGTGGAATTATTCCATTTGATAAAGCGGGTGCTTCTGAGTGGAAAAATCGTTACGGTGGTGATTTTGATTATTACGATCATCTTCAAAAACACGTTGCTAATACAATATTTTTGGATACTATTATCTATACCATTCGACCATAAATACGTGCGTAAGAATAGCTTAATATATTTCTTCTCCGGTTGTAGCCGTATGGTTCACTGCTGATAGCTCAATTGGTAGAGCGGAGGACTGTAGTTGTTTCCCAAAAGATATCCTCAGGTCGCTGGTTCGATTCCGGCTCAGCAGAATTTCTTTTCAAATGTGAGATCATTTGAAACGATTTTGATTACTATCACACGATAGATAATGACATCTTTTCAAAGGAATATCCTTTATAAAAAAAAGCCAACTACTTCTGTGATTTGTGCAATTGCACGAAATGAAGAACGATATATAGATGAATGGATTCACTATCATTTGTCCCTTGGATTTCATCATATATATATATATGATAACAGTGATGATAATTCATTACAAGATAAACAATCCAATGAAATTACCATTATTCACTTTCCAGGAAAATCAAAACAACTAGATGCCTATCACAATTTTATTAGTATATTTGGCGATAAACATCAATGGGCTGCCTTTATTGATCTTGATGAATTTATTGTATTAAAGAAACATAATTCTATATCACGATTTTTATCCCAGTATCGTTGTTCAGCCATTGGTTTAAATTGGCTATTGTTTGGCACGAATCAACATACACATTACAAATCGGAACCAGTTACCAAAAGATTTACACAATGCGCTTCTACACCAGATCATCATATTAAATCAATTGTTCAACTGCAATATGCCTGGTTTTTTAATGATCCTCATCATATGATGTTGCGAAGCGGTACCACGTGTGATCCACATAATCAGCAAATTATAGGATCTTTTCATTCAATAGGAACAACCGATATTGCATGTATTCATCATTATTATACTAAATCCGAGGAGGAATTTATAGAAAAAATAGAAAGAGGGCGTGCTGATACAATCAAAAAACGAAGTTATACAGAATCAGAAGATATTCACTCTCGAAATAATGATGTGATGAATACCGATGCATGGGATTTTTATTCAAAGTATCTTTCATAATGAGTTATATAAAAAATTATTATCAGATTGCAGGTTTTATTCCGACTCGGTAGATTTTTTTGATGTCGTGTTACGAACTCAAAAAATGTGTATTTTACTATTGTTTATAATCTATTTTTATTTATACATGTCGTCATGGTCTAATACTCTTTCTAAAAGAATACGGGCACCCTATCTTATTGCACCTCCCGTTGCATCTGCTCCTCTTGTACCATCTTCATTTGATGGGATCCAATATCGCCTTTCAGATAATTGGATTGTAGCAATTCCTCTTAAAAAATATCAAACAAGACCTATTCGATATTTAGAAATTGGAGCATTTTATGGTGCGAATCTACTTTCCGTAGCGAATTCATATGCTTCCCACCCCGATAGCAGATTATATGTCATTGATCCATGGAATGATTATGAAGACTATCCAGAATACAAAGGTCAACAAAATACTATTTACAACAATTTTCTTAAAAATATAGAACAATCTGGTCATTCCAATAAAATTATTGTTCGACGAGGATATTCAAATGAACAACTTCTTTTACTTGAGGATAATTCATTTGATATAATTTATATTGATGGAAATCACGAACCAGAATATGTTTTGGAAGATGCTGTTCTTAGTTTTCGAAAACTCAAATTGGATGGAATTATGATTTTTGATGATTATGGATGGGGCGGACCGGATCTAACTCAGAGAGGAATCGATGCATTTCTCTCAGGATATCATAAACGAATTCAAGTGATTGGAATGAGAGAATCACAGGTATTTATTAGAAAAATCAAATAAGAAATATCTCGGAGATCGATTAAAAGAAGAATACAATAAAAAACACGTTCGTATGTTTAGAGGCTGATATTTGATATAACTAGCTTATTAGCTTTTATTATATGGTATTAGTAGAATATCTGCTATAATATTATCTAAATTATAACTTTTATTTGTATCATACTTTAAATAAAAATAAGCTTGTTTTTTTATATTTTTTACTCCACTAAACCAACAATCTCCTCATATGACGTTGTTAGCTCTTTCATTTCTATATTTGTATCCTCGTTGTTTGGATTCAAATATGGAAATTGTTGATAATATATTTGTAATTGTTCCTTTGTAGCTTTTAGTTTATCTTGTAGTGTCACATTCTTTGCACTGGTCGACTTCCATTTTATTTTTTCCGTTTTAAGATCAATTCCGAATCGATCTCCATGTGCTCCGTTTGCTTTGATGTACCATACATGTTTAGGAATTTCATCTACCGTCACTCCTGAATCTGTAGGAAGTTCAATGCGTCTTTTCTTTTGTTTTTGATTGATGTTTTGAGCAGATTGTGTGATGAGGCGAAGATTTTCTTTACGATTGTCTAATCCATTTCGATTAATATGATCGATGGATTCTTTTGCACCTTTTCCTGGAAATTCTATTCTGCCCATTACCATATTGTGGAGATAGAGTTCCTTTTTTTTATTATCAATTTGTAATCCATGACTAATATATCCATTTGCTACATAATGCCAGCTATAATCTTTTACTTTAATAAATTCTTCTTTATCAATAACACCTTTAATAAAACCATCATTAAATTTAATTTTCATGATGGTATATTCTTTATTATGATATAATACATGTATATACACAATATCTTGCGCAGGCTTACCTACACGACCTATGAATTTAATTGTCTCTTGTGATTTAATTTCCATTTTGAATATTTATCTATACTCAAAATACGAAATATTTTTTATCAATTTTACACATATACGAATATAACAAGTATAATACATTCCATACCGGGAGGTCGGAATTTCTCTAATTGCTATAAGCTAATCCTCCCATGCCCGACATAATGCGGAGAACTTTGTAGTTGGTCGCGTACACGTTAACAGTCGACGACAGGTTGGTGCCGACGGAGTTGTTCGAGACCGTCAACAGCAACGTTGTGTTGTCAATGCGCGACAAGTTGCATGTGCCCGACGGCTGGTGCTGCTCCGGCTGGAGAGCAAACGAGTACACGTTGATTCCGACGGCCGGAATGTTGGTGTGGTGCTGGTACGGCTGAACCAAGTTGAAGTAGTTGCCGTCGCGAACCTGGAAGCGGTCGTGGCCGTTGAGCTGGAGAAGCGCGGTGATGACTGGGTTCTTGCCGGCCATGCCCTCGACGCGAGTGACCGAGTAGCCCGACTCGAGCACGGAGCGGTCCCACCAGTCCGAGTAGTTGAACGGCTGCTGTCCCTTCCACGGGTTGACGATCGAATCATCGCACGATGTGAACGAGTCACGCTGAACGGTGAAGACGAGCTCCTTGCATGGGTGGTTGAAGTTGAGCTTCAGCTTGTTGGCCGAAGACGTGATCGACTCACCGCCCGTGAACTGCAGAACATCGATGAGGTACTCGTGCGAGACCTGAGCGAACTTGCGGCGCTCGTCTGTGTCGAGGTAGATGTAGTCGACATACAGAGAAGCAGCGGCCAAGCCGGTCTGGCCCACGCGGGTGCGCACCGCATGCGGGTCCGAGCTGTTCGAGTAATCCCAGCACAGGTTGTTCAGGGAGTTGAACTCGAGGTTGATGCGGACCTCGTGGTACTGGAGCGCAATGAGCGGCAGCGCCAGACCCGGGTTGCGGCAGAACCAGAACTGCAGCGGGATGTACAGTGTGCGCATCGGGGCGCAAGAGGTGATAACCTCCGATGTGAGCGGCTCGCCACCGTAGCACGCGTTCTCGCAGTTGGCACCACCCTGGTACAGCAAGTTCGTCAACTCAGGGATGTTGCCGACCATCTTGGCATAGCCGGCCTGCTTGCCAGGCTCCTGCGTGAGCTCGTTCCAGATGTGCAGCCAATCGCCATAGTGCTTGTCAATGCGCTGACCACCGATCTCAATCTCAACATAGCTGATGAGGTTGTGGCCGACCCAGTTGAGCCAGCGGAACTGAGCACCCGAGCCGTCCGATGTCTGCAGCGCGACCTGCGGCAGAGTCGCCTGGAGGTACATGCGGTGGATCAAATCACCGTTGCGCTGGATCGTGCAGGTGACCTTCTTGCCGAAGTTCGGGGCGCCGTTAAACGGGTTCTCGATGGACTCCATCGCAAAGTTGGTGTGGCGGCGATATACCACCTTAAAAAATGTGATCTGCGGGTTGCCTGTCAGGTAAACGTCCTGGGCACCGTACGCTACAAGTTGCATCAAACCTCCGCCTGTCATGGTAGTTTTATACTTAGACAATACAAAAAAATTTTAGGAAAACACATTTTTTAAAAAAATGGCCGGGGAGTTTGTAATCGATTTTTTCCATTTTTATAGTAATATACCACTTATATATTTATACTAGTAAAATATAAAACTATTAAGTTTGATCGATTATAACAGTACAATTATAAGTAGAAAATGAAAGAAGATAAATTAGAATATATATAAGAAATGAGAACATAGAAAATATTATTGTAGTATAATGAATCTTCTCGTTGTGAACATAACATACATAAATATTCTTGTAAAAGATATGGAGGAAATATAATTTGAAACCATGATAGCCACCGAAGTTGTTATGCAGATTGTAAGGGTCCCGTAAGTCTTTTTTTAAAGATTTTGAACGCACTATACTTCTATAACATTACAAGGAGGGTTTAAAACCACATCACACATACCGTATAAGTACCATTCAGGAGTATGAGTGACAGCGCATTTTTTAAAGTAAAGAGCTCGAAACGAAGTAATCCAGAAGCTCGCACCACACTCGATGCGATTCATCATCAGAAAATTCAAAGTATGATGGAAGAAAAAGAACAAGTAGGAAATTATAAAAAAGAGCGAGATGCATTAAAGAAGAAACTAAATGAAACCTTGTCAGATATGGAAATATGGAGAATCGAGCGAGAGATTGAAACCTTGGAAAAAAAGATTCGTTCCATTGAAGACGGATCCGAAATGATGGACTATTACCTCCGCACAGGCGACATTTTGTATCATTATTATGATATTCAAGAGCAAATTCAGCAAGGTACCGCATCATTTGTATCCAATAAGGCGAAACCTGGGTCTATCTTGGCCATTCTTGAAGAAGTGGCGGAAGAAAAGAGTGATATAACCGATGCCTTTGCCCTTTCTTCTAGTGATACTCGGACAGATGAATCAAAACAAGAGGGAACAACTGAAAAGAAAACGTTTCAGCGAAATCAGTTATTGAATGATTATCTGCAGATCGAAGATCCAGCCATGGGTCGAAATTCGATCGAAGAATACGATGATCCCTGGACCAATTGTGAACAGTGTGGTAATGAAATGATCATGTGTTTAAATGAAGCGAATCTAACTTGTTCCACATGTGGTCATCAGGAGTTTATTTTGGTAGATAGCGATAAACCATCGTATAAAGATCCGCCGAGAGAGGTTTGTTATTATGCGTATAAGAAGATTAACCATTTTAATGAGTGGCTGGCGCAGTTCCAGGCAAAGGAGAGTACGGAAATTCCTGCCGACGTGTATGACGAGATTTTGGTGCAATTGAAGAAAGAGCGCATTACCAACATGGGTACTCTCAAACCCACGAAGTTGCGTGAGATTCTTCGTAAGATGAAATGTTCCAAGTATTATGAACATATTCCTCATATTATTAATCGCCTAAATGGACAAAATGCGCCCTTCATGTCGCGTGAAGATGAAGAAAAGTTGCGCCATATGTTTCGCGAGATTCAGCCGTCGTTTAAGAAACATTGTCCAAAGGGTCGTCGAAACTTTTTATCATATGGTTATGTGCTGTATAAGTTCTGTGAATTATTAGAAATGGACGAGTATCTTTCGTGCTTTCCGCTTTTGAAAAACCGCGACAAGCTATATTTACAGGATAAGACGTGGGAAAAGATATGTGGGGACCAGGGCTGGCAGTACTTGAGAACAGTATAAAATTGAATCCGATATGGCCCGATATTTCGGGCACACATGACAAATTGGGAAGAGCAGATTTGTAATCTCTGTTCCCAGTTACAGCAGCAGAATCAATTCAATGTCGATCCAATAACAAAGGCGGTACGAAATATAGCTCTGAATGCAATTGAACAGAATGTGAAAATCTTACAAATTAATCCCGTTTCTATTGGTAAACAATCCATTCCTACGATACGGACCTGTATACGAATGTATCAAACCATAAAAATGATGTTGTCCTTGCTTTGTTGCGCATTTGTTCTTCATACCCTTCTTCTGGCTAACTTTGGACTTGCCCCACATCTGATGGTCTATACCTGTACATCGCTTGTAACACATAATTATATACAGTATGATTTTATTAGTACACCGTCTCTTGTAAAAGGGGTTGCCTGTTTGGGCTTGACCTATATCAGTCTTCAGAGAAATAAAGGAATGATCACAGGAATCCAACAATTACAGAATGGAACATACTCTCTCCAAGAAATAACAAATAAGTTCTACCATGACACAAGCACAACGTTGTCGGATTTCTATCATGGGAATCGAGACCTATCCAGTACACAACTCTATCAAGATATGCATATCATAGTGGACATTGTGCAATGGATCGTGGAAAGCGTATGGTATACATTTACTCATTCTGCACGAGACTCGACGCGTACATTTATTAAGTGGATTAATAAGAAAACCCAGGTGATTGTGGCACTTCGCGATGCATTTATTGAATTACCGGTCATCAAACAAGTTCGAGAGGCAGTCAAGGCAGTAGAGGACACAGTAGAACATCATATTGTACGTCCTATTCGTGAAACGGTTCGTCATGGTGTACAGTGCCTTATTGACGGATTCTCCTATTTTGGAAAGCGGTTGATACAGTGGGGTAAAACATCACAAATCAATGTTGAATCCCAAAAAGTAGACGTTTATATGGCAGAAATACCGATGAGCGTAGCATAAATAAAATCAGCATCTTCTACAAAGATGGCAGGAGTGGGGTCAGAGTTTCTGTACCACCTCGTAGTCAATAACATTGCACCAATCATGGCATCAAGTGTGGTAGGAATCTATACGTCTTATTTTTCAGGACGAAACGCTCCGACTCCGACTCTCGTTCGATCGGATATCGATGATGAACGCGAACTTGATTTGCTGCAAATGGACCGTATGTTGAAATGGATGAGTCTTGTTTTTGAAGACTCTTTCGTACCTATCGAAAAACCAGGCGAGGAACCTCCTACACCGATTGTTGATGATACTCACAAAGCCTATAAGAAGGAGCTGTATAGTATCTATGTCACTATCTGTTCCGATTTCAAACAATATCAGAACTGGAAGAAATATAATTCAACTATCTGGATGTTTTCGTCGTATCGAAACAAAAACACGAAGGGTCTAGCTCGAAAGATTCTAGGAGATGTGAAACTGTTTCATGAAGGTCTCAAGATGTTCTCGATGTTTGATAAACTTTAATGTTTACGCGTTTTACGAAACATCTTGCGTTTACGATGAGTTTTGCGCAGGATCTTGCTTTTATGACGTCTTCCTCCTTCTGTTTCATTGTTTTCATTGTTTTCATTATTGTCATTGTTTTCACTATTTTGAGGACCACCAAATGCCTGTTCCATATCTAGAAAGTTTTGTTGACGTTTGAAATTAAGAAATATTTCTCTATATCTATCATATTCTTCATTAGTTAAAGATGCGAGACCGTGGTACACGCGTCTGGATTCGATTCTGTTTGGCCAATTCATAGCACTAACTGTAGGACCAACATATTCGTTTCCTATTTTCTTAGAATAATTGATTTGTTTTACACGTGGATATAATTTATTATTTATATTCTCTGTAATTTTCTTAGGACACGGGTGTTGAGATGCGTCGTATAATGTCATGTTACAATTCTCACAGTTATTTTTATATCTAATTATGTGCCCTTTATCCTCTGCAAATATGTTCCCTTTGTCCTCTGCAAATATGTGCCCTTTATCCTCTGCAAAGTCTTTTAAATTTCTATTAACGTCCACTCCTTCACGTGAGAGCAATAATAAGTCATTTAAGTTTAATTGTTGTTCATATAATAGTTTTTCAAATAGTTTAGTATAAAATGTAGTATCTTTACCTTTTCTACGTAATCTAATTATTTTTTCATAAATAATATCAAGCGG